TGTTGTTCCTGGCGACGTTCTATTCCTTCAGTCATCTGGTGTAAATTTAGGTGATGGTATTAAAGTTGCTTCTGTAAATGGAACATCAATTACTCTTGCTACTGCTCCAACACAAACACAACTCGGCACAACAGATAATACCACATACGCTTTTGCTAATACAGAAGTAAAATCAGCCGAGCGTCGTTGGGAATACTACAATCTATTTGATTCAGCTCCAGGTACATCTGCTGACGCTACTCGTGTTGGTGGTTCTGGTGACGAACTTCATATCGCTGTTGTCGATGAAGACGGCGATGTCACAGGCGTCAAGGGTCAAGTTGTAGAACGTTGGTCTGGTCTATCACGTGCTGTTGGTGCTCGTACCACAGACGGTGCTTCTAACTACTACAAAGAAGTCATTAACAATCAATCTTCTTGGTTGTGGTGGGCTTCTCATGTAGATAACATGGCATCTGCTGGTGGTGCTCTATCATCGACATTTAATAATACTGATGATAAACCAACAACTGCTTCACTATCTGGTGGTGATGATGGTACAACACCAACTAATGCTCAGTTGATTGATGGTTACAATCTATTCCAATCCGCTGAAGATGTTGATGTTTCCTTCATTCTAGGTGCTGATGCAAATCAAACGATTGCTACACACCTCATCAATAACATCTGCGAAACACGTCTTGACTGTATCGCTGTTATTTCACCAGAGTCTGCTGATGTTGTAAACAACTCTTCATACGCTGGTAAAGAAGCAGAAGATGCAATCGCATATCGTAACACACTACCATCAACTTCTTATGCTACCCTTGATGGTTCATGGAAGTATCAATATGATAAGTATAACGATGTTTATCGTTATGTTCCAATGAACGGTGATGTTGCTGGTCTCATGGTTCGCACAGATACGACTCGTGATCCATGGTTCTCACCTGCTGGTTTCAATCGTGGTAACATTAAGAACGTTGTAAAACTTTCTTATAATCCTAAGAAAGCAGATCGTGATCAACTCTATAAGAATGGTATCAACCCAGTTGTTTCTTTCCCAGGTCAAGGTACTGTTCTCTTCGGCGACAAAACTCTACTTGCTAAACCAAGCGCATTTGATCGTATCAATGTTCGTCGGTTGTTCATCGTTCTTGAAAAAGCGATTTCTACCGCTGCTAAGTTTAGTCTGTTCGAGTTTAACGATGCGTTCACTCGGTCACAGTTCCGTAATCTAGTTGAACCATTCCTAAGAGATGTCCAGGGTCGTCGTGGTATCTATGACTTCCGTGTTGTTTGCGACGAAACAAACAATACAGGAGAAGTTATTGACCGCAATGAGTTTATTGGCGATATCTACATTAAACCTGCTCGTTCGATTAACTTCATTCAGTTGAACTTCGTTGCAGTTCGTACTGGTGTCGATTTCGAAGAAGTAATCGGTCAGTTCTAATATAAATAAATAAAAGGATATTAGGAGAATAAAATGGCATTTAATATCAATGAATTTCAAGGAGCGATGACAGGCGGCGGCGCTCGCCCTTCACTCTTTGAAGTTACGATGACCAATCCTTTTAATAGTGCTGCTGATGAAAAGTTCAGGTTTATGTGCCGAGCGGCTCAGATTCCTGCAACTTCAATTGCTTCGATTGCAGTTCCATACTTTGGTCGCCCAGTTAAGTTTGCTGGCAACCGCACATATGAAGATTGGACAGTCACCATCATTAACGATGAAGACTTTTCAATTCGTTCAGGTATGGAAGAGTGGGCACAGAACATCAATAGTACTCAAGGAAACCTACGTTTAACTGGTGCAAATCCTGAAGCCTATAAGTCTCAGGCTCAGGTCATTCACTATGGTAAACAAGGTAACATCTTACGAGAGTATAAGTTTGTTGGACTATTCCCAACAAATATTGCTGCTATTGATCTTGATTGGTCAAATACAGACGCTATCGAAGAATATCAAGTAACACTAACTTATGATTATTTCACAGTTGATGTTGCAAGTTCTTTCGGCGCTGCTATCAATCTATAATAATAGTTATTCTATCGAGAAAAGGGAGCTTCGGCTCCCTTTTTTTGTGTCATGTGTTATTATAAATAATCAAAATCACTTAGACATAGGATAAAAATTAATATGGAACTTTTTGGATTTACTATCGCTCGTCAACAAGAAAAGAAGGATCAAGAACAGATTCCTTCTATCGTTGCTCCTACTTCAGAAGATGGTTCTATCGAACTTGCTCCAGGTGGTGCGTATGGAACTTATGTTGATTTAGAAGGTAAAGCAAAGAACGAGGGTCAACTTGTTTCTAAGTACCGCGAAATCTCAACTCAACCTGAATGTGATGCTGCTGTTCAAGATATTGTGAACGAAGCGATTATTATCGATAATCATGAAGGTCCAGTAGAGATTAATCTTGACAAAGTGAAATATCCAGAATCTTTAAAGAAAAAAATTCGATCTGGTTTTGAAGACATTATTCGAATGCTTGATATGCATAATAATGGTTATGATATTTTCCGCAAGTGGTATGTTGATGGTCGGTTGTATTATAATATTGTAATCGATGAAAAGAATCCTCGGCAGGGCATTAAAGATTTACGATACATCGATCCACGTAAGATTCGTAAAATCAAAGAACCGATTAAAGAAAAAGATAAGAGAACAGGCGCGACTCTTTATAAAGGTATGAACGAATACTATCTTTATAGTCCAACTGGTGTTGGTGCACAGTCAGCTACAAATCAAGCACAAGGTATTAAGATTGCAAAAGATTCTATCTGTTACGTTCATTCAGGTTTGTTAAGCCCAAACAACGGAATGGTTTATTCACATCTTCATAAAGCAATCAAACCACTCAATCAACTTCGTATGCTTGAAGATGCTGTAGTCATTTACCGTCTTGCTCGTGCGCCTGAACGTCGTATCTTTTATATCGACGTTGGTAACCTTCCTAAAATGAAAGCTGAACAATATCTTCGTGATATGATGGCAAAGCATAAGAATAAACTTGTCTATGATGCAAGTACAGGTGAAGTACGGGATGATCGTAAGTTTATGACGATGCTTGAAGACTTCTGGCTTCCAAGACGTGAAGGTGGTCGTGGTACAGAAATCACAACACTTCCTGGTGGTCAAAATCTTGGCGAAATGGAAGATGTTGATTATTTTCGTCGTAAACTTTACAAGTCATTAAATGTTCCCATCACTCGTATGGAGGCTGAGTCTCAGTTCAATCTTGGTCGTGCTTCTGAAATCACTCGCGACGAACTAAAGTTTCATAAGTTCGTTGAAAGACTTCGTGTAAGATTTTCTATTCTTTTTGATGAGTTACTTGAGATTCATTTAGCACTCAAGGGTATTACTACTCGTAAAGAGTGGAAAGAAATGAAAGAACATATATATTATAACTTTATGGAAGACAATCACTTTACAGAACTTAAAGAATCAGAGATGATGACTGAGCGTCTTCGTATTCTGGGTGATGTTGATCAATATGTCGGTAAGTATTTCTCTGAAGAATGGATTCGTAAGAATGTTCTTCGTATGTCTGAAGAAGATATTCAAGATATCGAAAAGCAGATTAAGAAAGAAGGTTCTGACGAAGATATGGAAGATGATGATCAAGATCAAGGACCACAACAATCAGAACAACCACCTCAATCTCAACCTGAAGAAGAGTTTGTTCCAAACAAAGAGTTATCTGACGAAGAAAAGAAACTCGTAGAGAGTATGACTAAATTTATGGATTCTATGGTTCCTGAAAAGGAATAGATTATGAAACAAAGTATTGAGAATGCGAAACTCCTCAGTACGATACTTGCTGTAATTAAAAAGCAAGGTATTGACATTAAAGAGGAGTTGACAGAAGAAATTCTTGCTTCGATTGAGACTGTTACTGGTCCGCAAGGTGAGAAAGGTGATCGTGGCGAACCTGGATTGATTGGCGAACAAGGTCCAATCGGTCCACAGGGTCCACAAGGTATACAAGGTGAACTTGGTGAGAAGGGAGACAAAGGTGATAAAGGTAACTCCGGTGAGCCCGGTCCAGTTGGTCAACAAGGACCGCAAGGAGAAAAGGGAGATACAGGTCCTAAAGGTGAAAAAGGCAGCCCAGGAATACGAGGACCGCAAGGATTTAAAGGTGAACGAGGAGAACAAGGAGAGAGGGGTGATAGTGGACCTCAAGGTTTAAAAGGCGAACAAGGTCCAATTGGTGCACAGGGTTCAAAGGGTGATATTGGAAAAGAAGGCAAGCAGGGTAAAGCAGGTCCAAAAGGTTTAAAAGGCGATAAAGGTTCTCGTGGTCCAAAAGGCGACAGAGGTCCAAAGGGTCCAAAAGGCGATAAGGGTGATTCTGGTAAAGATGGTAAAGATGGTCGTGATGGTAAAGATGGATCTGATGCTGATGTTACAAAGAGTTTAACAAAGTTTGAAAAAGACTTTAACACATATAAAGCGAGATTGAATCAACAGTTAGCTAGTCTTGGTGGAGGTGGTTCAACTCGTATTCTAGATAATGATGATGTTGTCTTTAATAGACCATCTCAATTGGCTAATAATGATATCTTAATTTTTGATAAAAGAATTTCAAAATTTACATCAATGAATATTGTTGATGTTATTAATACAGTAAGGGTTCAACTAGAAGTGCAATACGATAGATTAGTAGATGAAGTAGTAGTTGGCGCAAACACATATACTTATGTTGGTGAAGCAAATCCAGGATCATATGCTAACACAGCATCTTGGAGAATTAAAAGAGTTAATGAACAAAGTGGTAATACTGTTACTACAATTCTTTGGGCAAACGACACAGAATCGTTTGATAAAATTTGGGATTCTAGAAACACATACATATATGATGTGTAATTCTATTTTTTATAAATAATCAAAGAATTGAAGATTTCGTTAATTCTAAGCTAGCAAAAGGAATTAAAAAAAAATGGCTCTAATTACAGATCCCGATTATCTGAAGCAGGGAAACACAGTTTCTTTTCCTGTTTCAGCGACAACTACAAGGTTAAAGGTTATTGGTGCTAATCCAAATACCGCAACGATGACTTATACTTCTGGTCCAGCATTCCAACAGTATGATTACTTTGAAATTCGGACCGCTAACACAACAGGCGCATCCAATATTGCAAACAACGTTGGTTTATATCAGATTACAGCAGTAGCAAGCCCTACATCATACACAGTGAAGAAAGTAGCCGGTTCACAAGGCAGTCTTGCAAATACTACTGTCGGTGGTGATACAACGATTAAAATTCTTGGTTCGAATACGATTGCAGGCGCAGTTAAAACAGGTTCACAAGTTTTAACTGCTACCGCTAAATCAGTTTACTATGATACATTCAACAAGAAAATTTGGCTTATTCGTCAAGGTAACTTGGATGATGATGGTGTTACATTACAAACAATTTATTCGTTCACTAAGGAACAGTGGAAGTATGATCCATATCTAATTCAGTTCGACTTCCCATTCACTGCTATTACGCCAGAACAGTTCGAAATTGGGTCAGGTACCGCTGCAGGTTGGAGATTCTACGATCTTCCGATTCCTATTGACAATGAATATAATTATACAGCTGGTAGTCTTGTAGCTCTTGATAGCCGTTATTCACGTGAACTAATTCGTACTGGAGGATGGTCAGAGTTTGATGCTACTGGTCAACTTCAAGAACAATATGCTGGTGTTATCTCACTTGGTACATTCGATAATACAAACGACCTTGCTTATTATCAGCAGGGCAATGACCCAACAGACACAGCTGCTCGTGAAAACTTCACATTCACAGACGCTGTGAATGAAGGTGTCTTAACATTTAAATACTATGCAAACACAGCAACAACTGGTGGTCATTATGGTCCAGTTAATTATCCACACTCAAATACAATTGCTAGAACAACAGGTTCTTGGATAACAGATGGATATCAAGTAGGCGGTAAAATTGAAGTTGTTTCTTCTGAAGTATCACAACCAATTGGTACATATACAATTGAAACTATAACCACTACTAATCTTGAAGTTACAACTGATCCATTCATTGCTAATACTGCTACTGACACAGACTTTAGTGCTGCATGGGACAACAGAAATGTCTTGAACATCTTCCTTCGTGCAAACAGTACTATTGCTCAGTCTAAATCATACGGTAAAGTTACATTAGGAGACATTGGTGTTACCAACCTTGCTAACCAGGTGTATCGTTTCCCACTAACAAACTCACCAGATGTTAAAATTACTGGCGCTGGTGCTCCATTTGAAACTGATGGTGATATCACACAAGCACCATGGGACGGCGATAGTCGTGATGTTATCAATATTAAATACTTTGATGTTCCATTCAAAGTTCGTATCGATAGTGCTAGTAGCGCATTCCCACGTGAATATGGTATTGTTGTTGACGCTGGTACATTCTCTGGTGTTAAAGGATCTGCTACAGGCGGTACAGCCACATTTAATGCGGGTGTAACAATTCCTGGTGGTTTCGAAGGAGGTAAACTCTCTATCTACAACGGTCAAAATGCTAATGTGTATGTAGATACATCTACTACACCGTCTGACAGTAAAAAATATACTGTTGCTAGTATTTCTGGATCTACCATTAATCTAACTTCAAATCTTGGAGGTTCTGGTGGAGAAACAGGGTTATCGTTCTCACTAGAAAGAAGTTCTGCAAACAATACTGCAAACTCTATTCCAATCGTCGCCGGTAATCCTAAAGAAGGAACAACAATTGAAAACGTCTACGCTGCAATTCAATATCAATTACGGCAAGATGCAAACATCAACAAGGTTCCTTCTGGTAACACAGTAACAGGTTCTACTGCTGATGAGTTGTTGAGCTTCACTGGTGACGTTATCACTGCTGGTTCAGCTGTAGCTGGAAACATTACAAACCCAGAAGGTGGTGGATCCGGTGTGTTTATCGTTGGTTATCAAACATCTGACGTGAACGATATTCGTGCTGTTGATAATGCTGGAACAGAACGAAGATTCCCACTATCAGTTCTTGTAACACTAACCTTTAACGATAACTTGATTGCAGATGCTGCTACCAACGATGCTAAGTACTGGATGTTCTATGATAGAACAGTTAGACGTACAGCAACAACTATATCAACCAGTGGTGTTAGTGGAAGAAACATCACTATCGCAGACAGCGGTAGTGGGTTTACTCTAGAAGCTGGTGATGATTATAACGTTGGTGAATACCTCAGAGTTTCTGGATTTACCAATCCAGAAAATAACGGTATTTATCGTATTACTGGTAATGGAAGTGCTCCTGCTAACTTACAGGTTGTCAAGGTTGACGGCTTGCCACCAGTTAACGAATCTGCTGGTGCAACAGTTAACGTTGATCAACAACCAATCGACACGCCAAGTGCTCTATTGGTTCAGGATGATAGTAACACCGATGTTACTGGAAATATTCCAAACGCATCACCAAGTGAAGTCACATTCAACTACGCTTATGATACTAACGCTCAGGGTGCTCGTGACGCTGGCGATGGTAACGCTGACGTTGTTGTTCGAGCAATTGGGTTTGATAGTGGACAGTTTGTGGAAGTTGCCGCAACAATCACAAACCAAGCAACACCAATCTCTGTTGTTGCCGGTCTAGAACGTAACTACTCTAACCCAGTATAATAAAAAAGGTAAATTATGAATATATCATTAGCACAAGCCGCAGAAGTTCTTGGTAAAACTTCAGATGAGTTGATGTTTCTTGTACAATTGAATCGTATCCAAGCGGGGGTGGACCAAGACACCCTCGTTTGGACTTTTCAACTCGAAGATGTTTTAACTTTAAAGAAAACTTTGGAGGAGGAATCTCTTCAAGAAGAGAAACAATTCTTAGCGGAGTAATTCATAATGCTTTCGGTGTGTATTCCATACTCAAACCAATCTGAGTATCGACTTCAATGGAATTATATTTTTAACAATTGGTCAATTGATAAAATATATTTTATTGGAGAAAACATATATCCAGAAAGTAATGAATGGGCATTACATTTTGCCGTAAAAAATAAAACACTTGAATTTATTTCTTCTTATTCTAAAATTTTAGAACCTTTAATTGTTGTATCACCAAAAGAAGCAAAATATTTGCCAGGTGAAACTTCTCTTTCCACATATACACACCCGAATGATTGTTGTTATTGTTTTGGTAATAACGATGGTTTTTTACAGATTGATACCGATACTACAATACAAAATAAAATTTATATTGACACAGTAGGAGAATTGTTTTCATGGACTTCTGCTGGTATTGTTCTTTATGATAGAGTAACAAAAAATGGCAATTAAAGACGGTAGAATATTAGTAGACGCCGCTGAAGCATTGACGAACTGGGGTACTTCTGGTGGCGGTGGTGGTTTTGGTGGCATATCATTAGATTCTGCTACTGTTTATCAAGGAACAAACAGTATCACTTCTCCTATACAAAACGCTGAAGCGTTTGTTTTTTATGATGCGGTTACAACACAAGATTGGTCAAATAACGAATTTTATTTTTTAATGCAAGTTGGTGTCATCGGGCAGTTAACTAATAATGCGCTTGCATTTAGATTCACTGGTGCTACTGCAACTGACTTTATAGAATTTCAAGTTGCTACTGGTAATGCTGATTGGCCAGCAACATCTGCTGGTAAGGGTTGGTATCAATTTGTCGTCGATATTGAAGGTACGCCAACAAGAACTGGTGGTACTCCACCTGCAACTACAGCAATTCAAAGAGTTGGTTATGTTTCAGAGATTGGTGCTATGGCAAAAGCAGATAATCACTGGATTGATGCTATATATCGCCGTCCATATACAAGTCCTGGTATCATCATCGAAGGAGAAAACGCTGGATCTCCTTATACATGGGATGATGTTTTAAGTTATACTTCAACAAATCAAATTGCTACCTGTATTCCTGGTCCTGGTGGTTCTATTGTGTTGTCTACACCAATTCAATTTGGAAACACAACAACAAGCAGTACACATACTTTTACAGATACTAATAGAACACTTCTTTGGGATGATCAACCAAAAGCAAACACAACTTCATATAAATTTGATCATATTAATGTGTCCGGTTCTTCATTAACGGTTACAGCAGGTATAAAAACTGCAGGGGCAACTGCAGCAGATGATACAGGTTCTCAGGGATGGACTATTCAAGCGGCACCTGATGCTTATAGATGGAGTTTAAATGCCAACAACAATCTTTCCACTGTTTTGCATTATGGTAGTTCATTTAGCCATGGTGATTTAATCACATTTAATAATGCAAATAATAATTCAGAAGTTGTATCCACAACGTTTCTTGATTGTACTGAATTAGTTCAGAGTTCAAATACATCATATCATATCAATACAGGTAATGAAGCAAGACTGTTAAAAATTGGTGTTGTTAATGCCAATACAAGAGATAATCAAGCGTTTGTAAAAACAGTGACACCAACAGAAATTTCATCTAGTACATTTACTTTCTCAAATGGTCATGCAATAGAGATTACTTCATTAAAAGGATTTACAGCTTCTACAAATAACTTTACATTTACAGATAACACATTTTCTGGTTACAGCACTGCAAATAACAATAATGATTCTACATTATTCAATAATTCAGAACGTGCAATTACATTAAATATTACAGGCGGTACAGTACCAACAGTTCGTAACGGAACAGGTGCTGATACAGAAATTACAGCAACTGTAAACGTTACGATTGAAAACGTGTTAGTAAACAGTGAAGTTAGAATGTATGATTTTACAGGTGGATCTATTGGCGCTGAGATTGGCGGTGGTGTTGAGTTGTCAGCAAACAACGTATCTCTTGATCGTGGTTCAGTTACATTTAGTGTTTCACCAAGTAATGATTTCTTGGTTAAAGTATTAAAAGTAGAATACAATCTTGAAAGATTTATCATTAATTCTGGCACAGCTGGAGCATCAAGACGTGTTGATCAGTCAATTGATCGTGTGTATTCGAATCCATAATTATAAATATATGAAATAAAAAAGCATTTAGGAGCAATTAATGTCAACTAGAAATTATACTCGCATTCCACCAGAAAGTACTGGTGATAGAATACAAGTAGTACCTAATGCTATTATATTCTATGATGCTAAGATATCTCACACCTGGCAAATTAATGAAGAATATACAATTACTGGTAACGGTGGAAATACATTTAAATTTAACCTTCATAGTGTATATGAAACAAATTCTACTACTGGTGTTTTATATGGGCGTTATAATGACCAAGCAATAGAAGAAGGATATATTGCTTCTGATAATCAATCAATTCAATATGATACTAACAACGACGATATTTTAGAAACAATCGCTACAGTAAATACAAACGCACAAGATTTATACACACCAGCATATAATATTGTTGGATATGATAACTCATCTTATGGTTTAAACGTTGACCGATTTGGTTCAGCACAAGTTACTTTCCAAGACGGTCCTCCTGAAGTAACATCTTTTGGTAATCTGCGTAGTTCCGCACCAAGACTACTAGCAAATTATGATTTTACTCATAGTGAACTAAAACCTCAATTTGCAAATTCTCGTGAAGGCGATGGTGTTTTGTTAGAATGGCAAGAAGATGATGGTCAAGTTCGTTTGTATTGCCCAGATGTTACAAATACTCGTGTAACACACACATCAAATCTATTCCATGCACACACAATTGGTGGTGGTAATTTATTCGTTCTGGGTGCTCGTCTAGGGGATGCTGGTAAAGCAAATGTTGTTCGTCTTTGGGGCGCATTTGATGCTACTGATGGTTATTTCTTTCAAATGAATGGAACGACTCTGAGAGTTGTTCATAGATATACACTAGAAGGTAATCCAACAGTGAACCACGGCGTTGACCAATCTGACTGGAATTTAGATACATTAGATGGTACCGGTGGTGAATCTAATCCATCTGGTATGAATCTAGATGTTACCAAATCTAATATCTACTGGATTGATTATCAGTTCGTTGCTGGTGGCAGAACACGATATGGTGTTTATTATAAAGGGCAAAGAATTGCTTGTCATGAAATTGATAGTGAAAATGGTAGTGGAAATATTTCAAACACAAATGGATTGAGAAATCCAAACAGACCAATGTGTTGGGCACAAGCAACACAAGGAACTAATCCTGGTAGCGTATCTGAATTTTGGGCATTAGGTGGTTCAGTTTGGTCAGAGGCTGAATCAGATCCATTGGTTACAGCGCAACAGTATTCTGAACAAGTTACAAGAAAAGTTTGGGCAGAACCTCAAAAACAACCATTCTGGAAAACTTACTATAGTAATGGAACTACTCCAGCCATTGCAGCTGCAAATAGTGCATTTTCCAGTCAAACATCGACACAATACTTATTTTCAATTTCTCCAAAACAATTATATACAGGATCAACGAGAGAAAACCACAGCGTCTATCAACCATTAACATTTTATGTTAGTAGTTATGATGTGACAACTGGTTCAGCTCGACCAGTTGAATTAAGAGTTTTTGCAAAATGTATAATGCGTGGTGTCGATTGGAGTTCTGGTGGAGTAAGTGCGCCAACAGTAGATGTTGATGATTCTGGAGACCATCTTGCACATGGTCCAGAGATTGCTCGTTTTATTGTGGATGGTGACAAAGAAATCTCATTCAGTTCTTCTACTAATGCATTTCAGTATAATACGGTTCGTAACTTATCTGACCAACCCTTTTCTCGCGATTTTCAATCGATTGCAGAACTTGACACAGATGCGGATAAGTATACATTGGGTTATGATAGAGTAAAAATAAAAATTGGAGCTCATCCATTATTTGGTAGTAGTATTCATTATTTTGATGACAGACAACCAGTTGTAATTAGTAATGGTACCGGTGGTTTTAATTTTGCTGGAATCTTTGCTGGTAGTAATACATTGAAAACATCAGCACCAAGCGGTTACGCTTCTGTAGATTATATCACTTCAGGAAATGAAACACTGTGGTATTATCTATCACTTATTGATAGAGATGAAGCATGGTTATATAGTTCACAAGCAGATATTGACGATGATCGTACAATTCGTAAACTTACTGTTTCCGCAGTTGGTACTACTGCTTTAGGTGATACACTTACAATGACAAGTGGTTCTCAAAATGGTGCTACCGGTATTGTGGCAAAAATTGTTGGAACAACAGAAATATGGATTATAGCAAGAGATGAAGGTGGTCCTGGTAGTTCTTCTATTGATGTAGGCACTACTGGAAACTTTGATACAACAACAGGTGGTGCAGGTGTTGGTAACGTTTCTGTTGTTGCTTTAGATACTGGAGTTACAAGAGACTATTGGACATCGTTGTTAGCTCTTAAATCTTCAGACCTTGGATTTACTGTTGATGAAATTCTTACAAGTCCAAATCTAGCATTATATGGAAATCCACCTCCAAGACAAGCATGGACATTTATGGCAAGAAATCTTACAAATACCGTTCCTGATGATGATGGTGATGCTGGACCTGCTCTGAATAACGTTAATGTTCGTACTACTGTGGTTTGGAGAGAAAGAACACAGTAAGATGCCTAATCTACTCTTCAATTATAATAACTGGCAATTTTGGGAAAACTATGCGCCACCATTATATTTTGGTCAACAGAAAGTAACTTTTTGGGGTGAAGAAAAGTTAATTCTTGTAAATGAAGGGGTGACTGAATTAAATTTTGAGGTTGATGTTTATTCTGCATGGAAAGAATGGGTACAAGATCCAAATCAAACTAATGCTAAATGGCCAGAAGCAATATCAGGAGTTGGTGGTGACCCTCTTCCTGGCGATAGAACTCTTGGTACTACGTTCTTCCTAGAAAATGGTTGGCGGATGAGACCCTGGGAAGGCGACCATACTATTACCGTTACGGGAAACATCTTCACTCGTGAAGGTAGTCCTATTTTTGTTTCACCTGTAGATAAGTGGGCAATCACGATTAACTTAAATACGTCTACCTTGGTTGAAACCGCTGCTATTGCTCTTGGTCCTGCTGCTATTGATCAAATCGTAAACAGTGTATGGTCGGAAGAATTGTCAGGCACAGCAGCATCTTCAAGGCTAATTAATGTACCACAAGATGTTTGGCAATATATTATTGATACAAGTAGAAATCAATCCGCTGGTGATAAACTCAAAAAGATTGCAACAAAAACTCAAGATATCGCTTTTTCGTAAGAATTTAATTTTATAAATAATAGAAATAAATATTGGAGGATATATTATGTCAGATACTGATACAATTAGAGATGCTATTACTAATCTACAGAATGGTGAATCACACTCTTTCAAAGATGCGATTAATTCTGTATTAATGAATAAAGCAATGGATGCTATTGAAGTTCAAAAAATTGGTGCAGGTCAATCTGTTTTTGCCGAACCAGAGATTGAAGTTACTCCAGAAGAAGATTTTGATTTAGAACCAGAGGAAGTAGCCGATGAAGAGGTTTAAAAACTTAGTTGAGTCTGTTGGCTCTCCTGCTAGCGACCAGAAACAAAAGAAAGACGATGAGAAAGAAGTGAAGGGGTATAAACCTCGTTCAAAAGGCGAAGAAGATTTCGCTAATTCTCATACAGTCGATAAGAAAGAACATCCCGTTGCTGAACCACATCAACACACTGGCGACCGCAAAGGTCCAAAGAGTGACTCTGGCGAAGACCATGACGGTCATGAAAAAGCAGGGCAGAAAGTCGATAAGACATACGCTAAGTTTATGAAGATGGGTGGTTATGGTGGTTCATCTAAACGTGCTGCTGATAAGTCTGATGGCGACACTAAAATGCCAAAGATTAAAGAAGAAGTTGAGTTTGTTGATGAAGCGTTCAAAAAAGGTTCATTAAAACTCAAGTCTGGTGAAACAGTAAAAGTAAATGAATCAGATGCTCGTGCATTGAATGATGCTTTCGATCAACTAAATCCTTCTAATAAAAAACGAATGGAAGCCGAAGCAATGAAAGACAAGCAGTCTTTTGAAGCGATGGTAAAATTCGCTAAGAGTGTTTGAGGGGTAAATCATGGCACAAGTAATCACAGTCAATCAAAATAAAGGCAGTAGAGGAACAGGTGTTGTCGTCGTTCGTTCAGATGCAACAGGGTTTCTAAGTTCAAACGGTGTTGTTGGAGTAAGTAAAGCAAACACAGCTGGTGAAACAATCAGTACAATGCATATCGCTGAAGTAGCCTGGAACTGTGTGTCTGGTGCTACTTGGACATTATCTCGTGGTAATGGTGTTGGCGCAAATACTGTTTGGGTCACACATGGTCTTAGTGGTTATCACGATTTCCAAGCAAACCAAATGCGTCTTGAAGCGCCAAACACATCTGCTTCTGCTAATGTAGTATTTACTCTTGCTGGTGGCGCGGGTAATATCATTCTTAAAATGCATAAGAATTCTGGAGAATAATCGATGAAACTTATCACCGAAATGGTAGAATCTGATGTAGAATTTGTCACCGAAGCAAAAGAAGACGGTGGTAAGAATTATTTCATTGAAGGTATTTTCATGCAGGGTAACGTCAAGAACCGTAATGGTCGGATGTATCCTATGGAAACATTAGAAAAAGAAGTCAATCGTTATAATAAAGAATACGTTGAACAGAACCGTGCATATGGTGAGTTAGGTCATCCCCAAGGTCCCACGATTAATCTTGAGCGTGTATCACACATGATTAAAGAATTAAATCGTAATGGTGATAATATTATGGGTAAAGCTAAGATTATGACCGAAACTCCATATGGTAAGATCGTTAAAAATCTTATGGATGAAGGTGCTAAACTTGGTGTATCTTCCCGTGGCATGGGCACACTCAAAAAAGATAAGAAGGGTGTCAATTTAGTTCAATCAGATTTTCAGTTAGCAACTGCTGCCGATATTGTGGCAGATCCATCTGCTCCTAATGCTTTCGTTGAGGGTGTGATGGAAGGTGTGGACTGGATTCAAGATATTAATGGAAATTGGGTTTCTCAGTATATCGAAGAAACTCAAAAAGAGATTCGAAAAGTTTCAAAAACTGAACTTGAAGAAGCAAAGGTAAATGCTTTCTTGAAGTTCTTGAAACAACTCTAAAAGATTATGATTTTATAAATAATAATAGAAACTGAATGTTTTTTAATAAGGAGAAAAACAGATGTCCGAACAAGACTTAGAAGTAATGGAGGACGTTGATGTCATTGAGACTCCTGAAGATGAGGATCTTTTAGAGTTCAAGGCTTCAATGGGTGATCCTTCTGAAGTTCCAGAGCCTGTTGCAAAATCTGGCAAAGGTGCAGTTACTAAAGGTGCCAAAGCTGGTCATGATGTAGAAGACAGTGCTACAACTGCTGTTAAACGCAAGCAACCAAAACCAGCAGAAATGAAAACAAAAGCTGGTATGATCAATGCAATGTATGGCGAGATGGCTAAGATGAAAAAAACTGATCTTCAAGCTATGTACAAAAAGATGCATGGTGAAGAAGTTGAGTTTGATGATGAAGTCATCGAAGAAGATGCCATCGAGTACAAACCACTTGCTAAAATTTCTGCAGAAGACATTGATCTTTCAGAAGATATGACAGCAATGTTCAAGGGTGCCGATCTAACTGAAGAAGCACAAGAAAAGATTCAAACAGTTTTTGAAGCTGCAGTTGTTTCAAAAGTTAACGAAATTGTCGAGAAATTTGCTATCGAAAGCGAATCTGATCTAGAAGTTACTTCTACACAATTAACAGAAGAACTTACAGAAAAGGTTGATGAGTATCTCGATTACGTTGTTCAAGAATGGGTCCAAGAAAACAAACTCGCCATCGAAAACGGTGTTAAAGCCGATATGGTTGAGTCCTTCCTCAAAGGTATGAAGGGTCTATTCGAAGAGCACTATGTTGACATCCCAGAAGAAAAAGTTGACGTAGTTGAAGAACTAATCGCCAAAGTTGACGAACTTGAAGGTAAACTCAATGAAGAGACTGACAAGAACGTTGAACTACTCGGCAAAGTTAAAGATTTTGAAAAAGAAACTGTCTTCGCAGAAAAGACAGGCGATCTTTCAGATACACAAGTTGAAAAACTTCGTGGCCTTGCTGAAGGCATCGACTTCGTTTCCGAAGAAGACTTTTCAAAGAAAATTGATATGTTAAAGTCGCAATATTTTGATATTGATGAAGAAACCGTTTCGGTTGTTGTCGATGATGAGAACGATCCTATTTCTCTTGAAGAAGAGGTTTCGGGTCCAACAGGTGCTATGGCAGTATACATGAATGCCATTTCAAAGTCTGCTAAAAAGTAACATTATTATAAATAATATGAAGGCTGATATTTTACAGTAAGGAGAAAACTCAAATGTTTCTATCTGAAGAACTAAACAAGAAGTGGCAGCCAGTCCTTGAGCATCCAGACCTAGAAGGTATTAAGGATCCTCATCGTCGTGCCGTCACAGCAACTCTACTAGAAAACCAAGAGAAGGCTTCACGTGAAGCTGCTTACGGTTCTGGTGGTTATCAAGCGCCAAGCCTACTCGGCGAAGCTGCTCCAACAAACGCATTTGGCGCTTCTGACTCACAGGGTACAGGTCCAATCGAAATCTTCGATCCAGTCCTTATCTCTCTCGTCCGTCGTTCCATGCCAAACCTAATCGCTTATGATGTTGCCGGCGTCCAGCCAATGACTGGTCCAACTGGTCTCATCTTTGCGATGCGTCCTCAGTACGCTACACAGGGTGGCGACGAAGCTCTATACAACGAAGCAGTATCCAGCTTCTCAGCAACTGCTAACAACTCTGTTGGTGGTGTTGCTTCAACTGGTGTTGATTCTGCTGGTGTACCAACAGCTGGTGCTGATCCAACTGCTCGTGCTTCTGGTTCTGGTTATACAGTTTCCCAGGGTATGTCAACAAGCACTGCTGAAGCTCTTGGTGATACCGATAACAACAGCTTCTCAGAAATGGCTTTCTCAATCGAGAAGGTTTCTGTTACTGCTAAGTCACGTGCACTCAAAGCTGAGTACACAATGGAACTAGCACAAGACCTTAAAGCAATCCATGGTCTTGACGCTGAAACAGAACTCAGCAATATTCTCTCCGCTGAGATTCTTGCTGAAATCAACCGCGAAGTTGTTCGTACAATCAACTACACTGCTACCGCTGGTGCAACAGAAAACACTGCTGTTTCCGGTACCTTCGACCTAGACGTTGACGCCAACGGTCGTTGGAGTGTTGAACGCTTCAAGGGTCTAATCTTCCAACTAGAGCGTGAAGCAAACGCCATTGCCAAAGCAACTCGTCGCGGCAAGGGTAACGTTCTAATCACTTCCTCTGATGTTGCTTCCGCACTTCAGATGGCTGGTGTTCTAGATTACACACCTGCTCTCAGCAACAACCTAAACGTTGACGATACAGGCAACACCTTCGCTGGTGTCATGAATGGTCGCATCAAGGTTTATGTTGATCCATACTTCGCCAGTGGTTCTGGTTCACAGTATGCCACAATGGGTTATAAGGGTTCAAGCGCATTTGACGCCGGTCTCTTCTATTGCCCATACGTTCCACTACAGATGGTTCGTGCAGTTGGTGAGAATACCTTCCAACCCAAAATCGGATTTAAGACGCGTTATGGGATGGTTGCTAACCCATTCGCTACAACTGCTGCAGACGGTGCGATTGCTTTCGCTAAGAAAAATATATATTATCGTCTAATCAAAATCGACAACTTAATGTAAGAATAACAATAAAGTTGTTAGACTTAGAGGGGAGCTTCGGCTCCCCTCTTTTTTTGTTCTCTGCGTAATGCTGCCTGACGAAGTTTTTCACGCACTTCAGGTCTCTTGGCAGGATTATCTGTCAGCATTCTTTGACGACATTTATCTTTAAATTCATCAGATAATGTATAACCACCACTATTATGATTAGTCTGGTTTAACGCAGCTTGTCGACATATTTCTTTAGTTTCATATGAATGTTTATGTCCAACACGGTGTTGATTTCCCATTTTCGATTTGCTCATTTTTTCACGAGTTTTTTTTGTTGGGTTCTTCTTACTTTTACTAATTTTTTGTTTGTGTTCTTCGGAAAGTTTTTTACCCAAGTTAGCCAACCGTCTTGCTTCTTGTTGTGCTTCATAGTTATCAATTTGACCACTCAGCATCTGCCAAGCAATCTTATCCTGCCATCGACCATACATCTTCCATAATGCACGGTGAGCAATTGCATGGTCAAGAATAGTAAGTTCTACGAGATTTTCTGGTTCATCTGTTCCACCTGCATGACGTGGAACTATATGATGTTTGTGTAAATAAATATCCATAGCTGAGGATACTCCCTGTTTTTATTCCTTAGAGTCGGTAGAGACGCCACATCTCGTGACCGACACTTTTATTTATAATAACAGACAGTTTTTTTGATTTTTTTTGGCGAAGATTAGTCGTTTTTAGAAATACTCTTATAAATGTCTTTGTAGTGGTTTGATGACTAATCTTATCAGTCATTACATGAAGTTTTATAAATAATGTTATGGGAATATGGATACGTAAACACATAGTCACCGTTGATGTATTATATTACATGCCAGATTATTCTGACATCATTCAGGAGTTCGTTTGGCAGACGAAAGATATTACGCCTGAGTTGCCAAAGGTTCATAACTTTTTAAATTATTGGAAAAATAATATTGAAGCAGTAATCAAAGAAGTTAATGTAAGTTATGGCGAGAAGAATGATTATAGATTTGCAGATTTGATAAAGGATACGACATGGCATTGATTCCAAAAACTGGTGTGAATATTTTAGAAGAGTCACCTCTTACACAGAATATCAATTTCTTATCACCATTAGGATTTCGATTTCAGTTAAATCGTGCTCCTAATGTAGAATACTTTTGTCAGTCTGCTACACTGCCAACTATCTCTGTTCAAGAGATTTTACAACCAAATCCATTAGCACAGATTCCACGACCAGGTGATAGAATCACATACGAACCATTTATGTTAAGATTTCGTGTTGATGAGAATATGACTAACTATCTTGAGATTCATGACTGGCTTGTTGGTATTGGTCATCCAAACGATCTAAAACAATATCGTGATCTAAAACAGGGTACTGGTGTTTATTCTGATGGATCGATTTTGATTCTTTCTTCTAATAACAATCCAAAGATTCGTATCGCTTTTGAAGATATGTTCCCTCTATCATTATCACCACTTTCGTTTGATGTTACACAATCTGATGTTGAATATCTAGAAGCCGAAGTGGTTTTCCGATATCGTCAGTTCACTGTAGAAAATCTATAAAATCTATTGACATTTTTAAAAACTACGTTATAATAGTGCTTGTAGCGCTTTTATGAATAGTTTTAATCATTTGAAAGGTATATTAATGAAGATTGATGGTATTATATCTATGTGGCAAGAAGATAGTAAGATTGATGAAACTGAACTATCTCGTGAAAGTTTAAACATTCCACTTCTTCATAGTAAGTATTTACGATATTTCTCAGAAGAGAGATTAAAACTCCGTGCTTTGAAGATGAAGCAGAAACATTTGCATCAACGGCTAATGGATTACTATCGTGGTGATCTAAACAATCCTGAAGATTTAGCAGAGATTGGTCGTGAACCATATCCCCATAAAAGATTAAAACAAGAGGTATCATATTACGTTGAAAGTGACGAGGATATGGTACAAATAAATACAAAGATAGCATATCAACAAGAAATGGTAGATGTGCTTGAAGAGATTCTAAAAAGTATTAACACTCGTGGGTTTGTGATTTCAAATTCTATAAAATTTTTACAGTTTACGAATGGACAATAAACGTTATTGGGAAATATATGAAACAGTAAAGGAGATATTATCTTCTCATGGAATTTATGATGAAAATATTATTCATCGTAAAGTTCAGGACATTATAAATAATAATGTCAGTCGCGATGTTGGCGCATCCACTGACTCTAACACCTAATACGGAGGTATCAGCATGTATACTTATATATTACAAGAGAATATGGAACGTATATTCGACTTAGAAGAATGTCGCATTCCAGAAATTTCCGATCAAAAATTATCCGAGAATATCCAAATCGGAGTACCAGGAATTGCTCCGGTCCACAATGCTGGTCCAAAAAAATGGATCACAAATGGCGAAATAAATAGATTTGTCGAAAGAGAAGATCCAATACCAGAAGGATGGAGGAAAGGTAGAAGTAATTGTGTTTTTAATGATCCAGAAAAACAAAAAGAGTTTGGTTCCAGAGCTGATCGTGAAAAAAGAGGACTAGCAATAAAAAAGGCTTGGGATGAAGGTAGGATGGATCATAGAAATCATGCCGGAGGAGGCATGCTAGGTGATAAGAATCCAACAAAACGCCCTGAAGTGAAAGAAAAAATACGTCAAGCAGCTTTACGAGATTCGAAAAATAGATCAGAGAGAGTTAAACGAGTAAAGCCTTGGTTGAGTAGTGATAGAGGATGGGGAAGAACAAGAATGAGAAAAAATGACATTCCCACCACAGTTTCTGCCAGAAAATAATATAGAGTCGGATAAATTGATTATTACTAAAGTGAACGAAGTCTATATGAAAATTGAATCTGATAATTCCATTCGTCAGGAATTATCGGAATTCTTTTCATTTTACGTACCTGGTTATAAGTTTATGCCAACGTATCGTAATCGTATGTGGTCAGGCAAAATATATTTATTCGACTCTGGTAAAAAAGAACTATATCTTGGTCTATTACCTTATGTTGAACATTTTGCAAATGAACGTGACTATGAAATTGAACTTGCTGAAAATGTAGAAGTACAGAATAGTTTTTCTTTAAAAGAAGCAAATGAATTCATCGATAGTCTCAATACAAAGTTTGAGGCAAGAGATTATCAGGTTGATAGTTTCACTCATCTCGTTCGTAATAATCGTGGTCTACTTGTATCACCTACGGCTTCTGGTAAGTCATTTATTATCTGGCTTCTTGTTCAATACTATAAATCAAAAACTCTAATCATTGTACCAACTACATCACTTGTCTATCAAATGCGTTCTGATTTTATTGAATACGGAATGCACGAAGATGATATTCACATTGTTATGTCTGGTCAAGAAAAACAATCAGATTGTCCGATTGTTATTTCTACATGGCAGTCACTGTATAAACTTCGCAAAGATTATTTTGCTCAATATGAAGTTGTCATTGGTGATGAGTGCCATCTATTTAAAGCAAAGTCACTTACTTCTATTATGACAAAATTGATTGGATGTAAGTATCGATTTGGATTTACTGGTACACTTGATGGTACACAAACTCACAAGTTAGTTCTTGAAGGATTGTTTGGTAAGGTTAAACAGTTTGTCAAAACAAAAGAGTTGATTGAGCAGGACCATCTTGCTAACTTTAGAATCAAGTGCCTTGTACTGAAACACTCTGATGAAGATAAGAAACTTGTAAGTAAGATGAAGTATCAGGATGAGATGGACTTCATCGTAAGCAATCCAAAACGTAATAAGTTCATTCAAAATCTTACATTATCACTTAATGGTAATACTCTTTTGTTATTTCAATTTGTAGAAAAACATGGGAAAATATTATATGAATCTATTTCAAAAGCAGTTGAAGATGATAGAAAGGTTTTTTTCGTTTATGGAGGAACCGATGCATCGACTCGCGAAAAAATCAGGGAAATTACTGAGAATGAAAGCAACGCCATTATCATTGCGTCGTACGGTACCTTCAGTACTGGGATTAATATACGCAATCTTCATAATATTATTTTTGCTTCTCCCTCTAAGTCTCGTATACGTAATCTGCAGTCTATTGGTAGAGGGCTACGTAAGGGTGATGCAAAAGATAGGGCGACTCTCTTCGACATCGCCGACGATCTCCGATACAAAACAAAAGTGAATTATACATTGACTCATTTCAGTGAAAGAGTTAAAATATATAATGAAGAAGAGTTTGAATATAAACTGTACAATATAAAACTATAAAAAGTATTGACAAATGAATAACAATGTATTATACTTAAAATTAGTTAATGGTGATAATATTATTTCCTATGTTGAGAATAATATGGAAAGTTTGATTCTCAGCGATCCAATGCAAATTTTTATTTACAACACATATAAAGGTGCGAGTATCAAACTTGCAAAGTGGATTCCATATACTCAAAAAGAAGATTTTATAATTGATATGAGTACTGTTCTTTTGTCTTGTGAAGTTGAACAGGATGTTATTGATTACTATATCGAGGCAACAGAATCACTCAAAGATTATCATGGTGATAATGAAGAAAACCACAAAGTGATTGATGCGATGTATGAAAAATATGCGAATAATTCTATAAAGGTGCATTAAAATATGGCAAAGAAAAAAAGTAAACACTATGTGAATAATAAAGATTTTTTTGAAGCAATGTGTGAATATAAAAAACAATATGAACAGGCTGAGAAAGAAGGAAAAGAAAAACCACAAGTGTCAATTTATATTGGTGAGTGTATTATGAAGATTGCTGTTAATCTATCACATAAACCAAACTTTATTAACTATCCATTTAAAGAAGAAATGATTTCGGATGGTATTGAAAATAGTTTGACATATATGCATAATTTTAATCCAGAGAAGTCACAAAATCCATTTGCATATTTTACACAGATTATTTACTACGCATATTTACGTAGGATTGCGAAAGAGAAGAAGCATCTATACACTAAGTACAAATATGGTGATCATTTATTGGTAGGTGAAGGAGGATTTGATATACAAAACCATGACTCACCGCCTATTAAAAATTCTAAATCTAACGAATGGTCAAGAGATCACATTGATACCTTTATTGAAGACTTTGAAGAAAAACTAAAACAGAAAAAGATTGGTATTAAACCAGTAGATGTTTTTATGGAAGAAATTAAATGAAAGCAGCGATGTAAAACCCATTTCTTATAAATAATACTGAGACCAAAGTAACATTGGAGTAAGTAATGACTTATAAGAAAAACAAGTATACCAATTGGTACTATGCTATTATAGAAAATGCAAAAAAATTAAATCGTAGTAAAAAAGATGGATACTTTGAATCACACCATATCATACCTAAAAGTTTGGGTGGATCTAATGATGTTGAAAACCTTGTATTGTTAACCTCAAAGGAACATTATATTGTCCACCTTCTTTTAACAAAAATGGTACAATCAAAAAATGATTTGATTAAAATGTCTTGGGCATTACATCGTATGGTGTTTAGTAGAACTTCAACTTCAAGAGCGTATGAACATAATAGAAAAAAACACTCAAAGTTTCTTAAAAACGTGTTCCATCCAGAAAGAAATAAAGATTTAAAATATCGGCAAAAATTAAGCGATATTGTTACTGGGCATTGGGAAGATAACGATGAACGTAGAAAAAAAACAAGTAAAATCTTTAGTGAATCTCAATCAAAAAGAAAAAAAGAAGACCCAAATAAGTATTATGATGAACAAATAAAGAGAGCAAGTAAAGGCGGTCAAGCATTCAAGTTAAAACATTCCAAAAGATTAGAATACAAAGGCGCTGTTTATATTGGATGGAGTGAATTACAAAAAGCCACTGGTGTATCAAAAGGTTTATATAAAAAATACTACTTGAATGGTATTGACCCAGAATCAAGGATTGGTAAGAATGGACCAGTACCAAAAAGCAATGATGTCGTTTAGATTTTTTTGTAAATCTATTGATGAAGATATAGAAAAATTAGATCAAAAATCTATTGATTCGTTGATCCAAAGAGCATATAATACAGGTAGTATTGATATTTACGAGTTTAATTTTTTAAGGAAAGGAGATTCGGTAAATGACTAAAGCAGCTATTTTGACCGACACACACTTTCGGCGTTCGTGGTGATAGCAAGCAGTTCTTAGATTTTTTTGAAAAGTTTTATAACAATGTATTTTTTCCAAAGTTGGTTGAAGAAGGCATCACGACCATTTTTCATCTTGGCGACATTGTTGATCGTCGTAAGTTTATTAACTACGTTACCTTGCACCGCTTCAAGAACATCTTTATCAATCGATTGGAAGAACTTGGAATTACGATGCATGTCATCGTCGGAAACCATGACATTCCCTACAGGAATACAAACTCTATTAACGCAATGATGGAGTTGTTTCGTTCGCCTAATATCATTACGTATGCAGATCCGAAAGATGTTGAGTTTGATGGTGTTAGTATTGTTATGCTACCATGGATTAATAATGAAAACTATACGAGTTCAATGGAGTTTGTAAAGAAAACAAAATCACAAATCTTGTTTGGTCATCTTGAACTTGCAGGATTTGCGATGTATCGAGGATTGGAATCACATGATGGTATGGATCCTGGAATTTTTAATAAGTTTGATATGGTATGTTCTGGTCATTTTCACCATAAGTCTAGCAATGGTAACATTCATTATCTGGGTAATCCCTATGAGCTTACTTGGAATGATTATAATGATAATCGAGGATTTCATATCTTTGATTCGGAAACGAGAGAATTAGATTTTATTCAAAATCCGTATCGTATGTTTCACAAAGTTTGGTATGATGATGTTGATACTACTTTAGAAAAAATGCTTGACAAATATGATTTCTCGGTATATAATGACTGTTATGTAAAAGTAATTGTTCAGAATAAGACAAATCCATATTGGTTTGATATTATGATGGATAATCTCTATAAAGAGAATCCTGCTAATGTGTCCATCGTTGAAGATAATAAACACATGGATGCATTACAAGAAGAAGATATTATTAGTGAAGTAGAGGATACGCTAACGACTCTACAGAATTATGTTAATACTATGAATACAGATATTGATAAGAAAAAACTTAATTCATTATTCTCTAATCTGTATATTGAGGCTCAGACATTTGATTCAGTTTCATAAAGTAAAATGGCAAAACTTCTTATCAACAGGTAATGTATGGACTGAGATCGATTTAAATCGAAGTCCAAATACACTTATCATTGGTGAGAATGGAGCAGGTAAATCCACGGTGCTTGATGCTCTGTGTTTTTGTCTATTCGGTAAACCATTTCGCAAGATTAATAAACCACAACTGATCAACTCTGTAAACGAGAAAGGTGCTCTGGTTGAGATTGAGTTCTCGATTGGAAAACTTTCATACAAAGTGATTCGTGGATTGAAACCACATAAGTTTGAAATCTATATTAATGATCAATTGATCGATCAAACAGCATCGGTAAAAGACTATCAAGAACATCTAGAAAAGAATATTCTCAAACTTAACTATACTTCATTTACACAGATTGTGATTCTTGGTTCATCGACATTTGTTCCGTTTATGCAGTTACCAGCTCATCAACGGCGTGAAATCATTGAAGACCTTCTTGATATTAAAATCTTTACTGTTATGAATCTTCTTTTAAAAGAGAAAGTTCAACAAAACAAAATTGATATTCGTGACTGTAAGAATAGTATGGATGTTGATGAAGAGAAACTTGGAGTCCATCTACAGTACATTGAAGAGATTAAATCTAAGAATAAAGAAAGGCTCAAATCTTTAAAATCTGAGATTGAAAAATCTGAGAAGTCTATTTCTGATTTGAGTGAAATGATTCAAAAACATAATACCAAGATCAAAGAGTTAGAATCAACAATCACTGACGAAGGCGATGTTAAGGTTAAACTCAATGAGATTAAAAGAATAGAATCAACATTTGAAGATAAGATTCGAAAGTTTAAAAAGTCTATTGAATTTTATGAGAACAACGATAGTTGCCCAACATGTGAACAGGTAATCACTGAAGATCATAAATGTAAAAACGTTGATAAAGATAAATCTAAAATTACTGAAATTGAAAATGCAATGGAGAAACTTGACAGTGAACTCCGTAAGTACAATGAACGACTCTTAGATATATTTGAAGTCAATAGACACATCAATACAATCAATGAAGCAGTTACCGATAAGAACAATCAGGTATCTTCTATTAATCGATACATTCAAAAACTTAATTCAGATTTACAGATTGAGGATAACGAGTCTGGCAATCTCAAAGAAGAGAATAAAAAGATTCGTGAACTGAAAAAATTAATTGAGAGTCATGGAAAGAAAAGAGAAGAACTTATAAACGAAAAATCAATCCTTGATGTAGCTGCAGAATTACTAAAGGATAAAGGTATTAAAACACAAATTGTTCGTCAATATATTCCAGTAATGAACACTTTGATCAATAAATATCTTGCATCAATGGAGTTCTTTGTTAACTTCGAATTGAACGAAAATTTTGAAGAAGTAATCAAGTCTCGCCATCGTGATGAGTTTAGTTACGCATCATTCAGCGAAGGTGAGAAAGCAAGATTGAATATTGCTCTTCTTCTGACTTGGCGGGCAATCGCAAAAATGAAAAACTCTGTTCACACTAACTTACTTATACTCGATGAGGTATTTGATAGTTCGCTTGATGAAGTAGGCGTTGAGTCATTGACTAAAATCTTCCATGAGTTTAATGATGGTACCAATCTATTCATCATTAGTCATCGTGGCGACGTATTGCAAGATAAATTTAGATCAGTAATTCGATTTGAGAAGGTAAAGAATTTTTCAAGGATTGCAGCATGAAAAAATATGGAATTAAAGTATCATTTGAAAAAACATACAAAACTGATGAAGCACAACACTATTTTTGGGTAATACATTTTGACCCAGGTGTATATTATGAAAACGCAGCACCAAGATTATTTGAAACTGAAGAACTTGCAGATGAATATGCAAAACAAGCGAAATTTACCAATTACAAAATTGAGGAGTATACATGGAACTGATTAAACCAAATGATCCAATACTTAAATCACAAACTATTCCATTCGACTTTGAAAATCCTCATCGAGATCCAGGAAAACTTGCCGAAGATTTGGCAAATAAAATGATCGAAAAGAATGGTGTAGGTCTTGCTGCACCACAGGTTGGTATTCCTTACTCCGTTTTTGTTGTTGGAGATCCTAGCAACAAAGAATCCATCATGGCATTTTTTAATCCAAAAATTATTGACACGATGGGTGAAGATGTTTATTATGAAGAAGGTTGTTTGACTTATCCTGGTTTATTTGTAAAAGTAAAACGACCACAACAAATACGATTGAGGTTTACAGATGTCAACGGTGAAACGACGACTACGAAATATACAGGATTCACTGCTCGTGTTATTCAACATGAATATGATCACCTTTCAGGTATTGTATTTACGCGTAAAGCTACGCGTTATCATCTTGAGCAAGCTAAACGCCATCAAAAGAAAATTCAAAGGTTGAAGAAAAAAGTAGCATGACAAATTTTGAAAAAGTGGCAGAGTTCATGAATTCCTTCGGTCAAGACGTAGAGACTGAACCACAGTGGACTTCTGTATCTGAACTTCGTTATAATCTAATTGATGAAGAACTGAATGAACTTCGTGAAGCATTGAATGAACGCAATCTAATTGAAGTTGCCGATGCTCTTACTGATTTGTTATATGTTGTCTATGGAGCAGGGCATTCTTTCGGAATTAATCTTGACAAATGCTTTGAAGAGGTGCATAATAGCAACATGAGTAAACTTGGTGAAGATGGTAAACCAATTCACCGTGAAGATGGGAAAGTATTGAAAGGTCCCAATTACTGGTCTCCTAACTTGAAAAAGGTATTATATAATGGCTAATCATGTAACTTCTTATATTACGTTTGAAAATTTATCCGACGAAGCAGAAGAATTTCTAGAAAACATGAATGAGGAAACTTTTCTTCAAGAACTCTATTCAGATTATGATGATACTTATGATTGGTATATTGATAATGTCGGTGCAAAGTGGTTGACCTTTGATGATATTGATTCTGCCAATATCTCATGCACATCTGCTTGGTCACCGCCTGTTCAGTTTTATGATAAACTTTACGAAAAACTTGTCGAACTCAATTCACCAGATGCTGTAGTTTGGGTAACTTACGAAGACGAAATGCCTAACTTTATTGGCGTATATGGTCTTGGTAAAGATACAAATTACGAAGAACATCTCGATGAAGAGTACTACGAAGATACTCTCGGTATGCTTCCATATGATGAAGTATCTGAAGAGTTCAACGATGGTGGCGATGATCGCCCTAATTTTTGGGAAGAAGTTCAAGATTGGTTCTCAAAAGAATATGATTGTTTCAAAGAAAGTTTTGAAAATAGGTTGACTTGATACGAATCGTATGTTAGATTGTGAATCTAATTTATTATGAAAACGGAGAAAACGATGTCTATGACTGTTCTCAATACTGACAAGCCACTCACTAATCTTTTTCATACAGTGAACGATAATCAAGGTAATGAGATTAATGTAGTTTATCTCAAAGACTTGAAAGTTCATCCACTAAACGAAGAACTTTATCCTAAAGCAGAATATGCTCATAACATAACTGAATTAGCTAAGTATTTAAAAGAGCATGAAAGCGAAACTGGTGTGCCAAATCATCAGCCAATCGTTGTATGTAAATACACCGGTATTATATATTCTGGTAACACACGATATTATGCGGCACTAGAAAACGGTCAGACGTTTTTGTATGCTACGGTGTCTTCAACTCAATATGATCCATCGACTAGCAAATTTGTTGAAATTAAAACACTTGAAAAATACAATTTAGATGGCAAGAGGAACGAGTCTGATCTTTATACGGCGGCAAGAGCTTACACAGTTAACAATGAAGCATATTTTGAAGAGTTTGGAAAAAACATACCTCCTAAAATAAAGAAGCAATTTGCTTTTGATAGGCGAATTGATGTTAATAGCCTTAATAAGGCTCTTAATATCTATGCTCGTGACAAAGAGTTATTAAAGAAAGTTTCTGCAGGAGAAATTACTTTACAAAACGCATATAGAAAGGTTATGCAAAAGCAGCCAGAGTATAAGCCAGATCCAAACAGATTTAATTTCTACGATTATATGGAAAAGAAACCAGAAATTAAAAAGCAGATAATGAATCTGGCAATGAATTGGACCAAACAGACAGTAGAGATAAACTATGGCGGTATCAATCCCATATTAGATTCTCAATTCGGAATAGAGCAGAATCATTTTACAGGAATGATATCTAACTTTTTTATGTCTGCCACTGCAAAGTCGTTTAATGATTCTGGCATATATTCTCGTACTCCCAGACATCACATGGGACATCCTGATGTTCAATTTCCTGATCTTTGCAAAAAAGGATTTGAAAAAGAATTCATAGAAGTAAAAGCTGCACAATATGGAGACACTTGTGCTCAAACTTACTTTTATGGCGGCAAAGGAAATGTTGAAATCAATGAGCACGATTTCTTACTTGTTGTTTATGATGCCAATGCAAAAAAGATATTTGCAATGTTGACTGAATTGAGTAAAGATGATTGGAAAACTGACAGTGGATCATTTACACTATCACTTTCATCTTGGTTCAAAAAGTACTTTAATGATCCAAGCAAATACACATTCATTGCTGGAGATATTTACGAAGGTCAAAAAGGTAAGCCTCAAATAACATTTGCTAATTCATCGGACTTTCTATGAAAGGTAAACACTTCATACTAGATTTCGAGACACTGGGAGTTAACATTCTAAAAGGATTCCCAGTGCTCGAATGCTCTTATGGTATCTTTGATGCTGACAGATTTCTTACTGACCCCTATACATTTGAAGAGTTGGTAGAATCTGTCATCGTCAAAGACAAATTAAAAGTTGCTCCTCAGGTAGAAGATTTTGGATACAAGATTGATCCAAATACTCTTGCGTGGTGGAAGAGTCAAGATCCAAAACTAGTAAACGAAATTGTCAAGCCTAGTAAGCGTGATATTTCTGTTGAAGAATTCATTGACAATGTAATGAAACTCTTATATTCTAATCCAAATGCACAATATTGGTGGTCAAGGTCTAATACCTTCGATCCAATTATCCTATATAGAATGGCAACTGATGTGAATAGAATGGACGAGTTATCAAATCGACTGAAGCATTGGAATGTGAGAGATACTCGGACATATATTGATGCTAAATTCAACTTTGCTCCTAAGATGACCAGTTTCATTTTAGAAGAATGGCAAGAAAAGTTTGAAACGCATAATTCTATTCATGATGTTGCCATCGATGTTATGCGATTACAAAAATTAATTATTGCGGAGAATGAATAATGAGTGTTGAAGAAAGTGGTAAATATGACAACTTTATGAAAGAAATGAATGAGAGTGACGAGTCTAAACATAATACACTCGAAGACTTTTTAGGTAAAATACCTGATGTAGAATCTTCTCATCCAAATTACTGGAAGAAACATTGGCAAGGTATGCCAGAATTTAAAAACGAAAATAATACAGATGCTAAATTTAAAACAATATATGTTCATTTTCGGACAGAAGAAGATTATAACGAATTCTGTGAAATGATTGGACAGTTTCCTTCTTCTAAATCTAAAAACAATCCAGCAATCTGGCATCCTAAATTAGATCGTACAGCGAATTCTTTATTACGTTGGATCGAAGAATGATTGAAAAGATTTTTATACCTACCGTAAAAAGAGTTGACAATCAAATCACATATGAGAATCTTTCTCCATCATTGAGAGAGCGAGTTGTTATGGTCGTGCAAGCATGGGAAAGACCAGAATACAAATATGATTGTGAGTACTTAGTATTACCAGACACTTCCGAGTATCATTACTTGGATTATTATTGTCTTCCTAAAACTCGAAAACTCATTTATGAGGCTGGTAAAGAGATAAAGTATTCTATATTAGACGATGATATTACTTTCTATAAAAGAAACACAAAGTATTTTGGTGAAGATTCTAATATGGAAAAATCAAAAAAAGTAGCTTCTCATTCTGAAGTCGAAGACATGTTTAAATTATTCGATGAATGGTTAGATGAATCAGAAGTAACTGTTTGCGGGTGTGCTCAAGTTCAAAATCCTCCTTTTCCAACACTTTATACTAACAACTCTTCTCTGACTTCAACGTATTGGATAAACGGATCTGACTTTAAAGATTTGTTGCCTATGCTTGATTTAACATCAGTTCGAGTGGGTGAAGATGTTTGCTTTCTATTATCGTTGCTAGTGAATGGTTTTGGTAATAGAGTTTCAAATGAATACGTTATAGCCAATCAAAGTGTTGCTAGTAAAACTTTCAACTCTGTTCTTTGGGATAGTCAACGAATAGAACAGACACAAAAAGATCATAAAACACTTGCAAGAATGTTTCCTGGCATATATAATATATTATATCAAAAAAGTGGTGGTAATACACGACAAGAAGGTGGATATAGAAATCAAGGTAAGAGTATTATAAAATGGAGCAAAGCGTACAAATATTTCGATAATACCTTGGAGAACTTTTTTAATGACTAATCCAAATCAACCAGTATATATTGTTTCAAAGGGTCGACACGACTCTATGATTACATCTAGGTCTTTAAGTAAGATCGGTGTGCCTCATTACATTGCGATTGAGCCACAAGACCTAGATAATTATGAAAAAGCACTTGATGAATTTAATATTCGTGAGTGGGTAACTCTTCTTGTTGCTCCATTCTCTAATCATGGTGATGGTCCTGGTCGTGCAAGAAACTGGTGTTGGGACCACTCAATCTCTATTGGTGCTGAAAAGCACTGGGTAATGGACGATAACATTTCAGACTTCTATCGCCTTCATAAGAACAAACGTATTCGTGTTGGTAGTGGTGCTATCTTTAAAGCAGCAGAAGATTTTATAGATCGTTTTGAAAATGTGCCAGTATCTGGTTTTCAGTATCGGTTCTTTATTGCACCGGATCAACACTATCCACCATTTGTAACGAACACTCGAATCTATTCTTGTTTGTTGATTGATAACAATTGTAAACATCGTTGGCGTGGTCGATATAATGAAGATACTGATTTGTCTCTCCGTGTCCTGAAAGATGGTGACTGTACGATTCAATTCAATGCCTTTCTTCAAGGCAAAGCAGCAACTCAAACTGTAAAGGGTGGTAACACAGAAGAATTTTATCATAAAGAAATTGGTGATAAAGTGCTTGACAAAGTAGAAGATATGAATTACAATGCTCTTGGCACTGTAAACAAATCTGAGATGTTAGCGAAGATGCATCCTGATGTTGCTCGTGTTGTATGGCGTTATGGTAGATGGCATCATTACGTTGATTATTTGCCATTTAAGAAAAATGCTTTGATATATAAATCTGATATTGAAATACCAAAAGGTGTGAATAATTATGGAATGAAATTGATTACGAATTGGGAAGATCCTAAATGACAGAGTATAAATACAATGAAGGTGAAATCCTTCAGCAAGTGCAAGATTATATTAATGGAACTTACGGTGAGCATTATTCCACAAACAACTATCAAGCAACAGAATTCATCATTGACGGCGGTCATGGTGAGGGATTTTGTATTGGTAACATTATGAAGTATGCTCAACGATATGGCAAGAAGAATGGGTATAATCGTGCAGACCTTATGAAGATCATTCATTATGCAATCATTGCGATGTATAACCATGATCTACAACATGGAGAAAAAGAATAAATGCAAATTGAAATTGATATTGATGATCTAAGAAAAAGAAACATTCTTGTTGCAACACCAATGTATGGTGGTAATTGTACTGGATACTATACTAAATCAACAGCTGATCTTTGTAAACTGTCAACACAGTATGGTGTTAATGTCGATTTCTATTATCTGTTTAATGAGTCGTTAATTACTCGTGCAAGAAATTATTGTGTAGATGAGTTTCTTCGTAATGAACATTTTACACATTTAATGTTTATTGATTCAGATATTGGATTTGATCCAAACGATGTTTTGGCTCTTGCAGCAATTGCTGATCCAGATTCTGATAAAGACATTGTTTGTGGTCCATATCCTAAGAAAACGATTGCTTGGGAAAAAATTAAACGAGCAGTTGATAAAGGATTTGCTGATGAAAATCCTAATGCATTGAATGAATTTGTTGGCGATTATGTTTTCAATCCAGCCGATGGAGCAAATGAGATTGAATTAGATAAACCAGTTGAAGTGCTTGAAGGCGGCACTGGATTTATGATGATTCAGCGTAAAGCATTTGAGAAATACGAAGAAGCATATCCTGAATTTAAATATTTACCTGATCATATTCGAACGAAAGAATTTGATGGTTCTCGTGAAATTATGGCATACTTTGATTGTGTGATCGATCCTGAATCTAAACGATATCTTTCTGAAGATTATATGTTCTGTCAGTGGGCAAGAAAAGCAGGAATCAAAGTTTGGTTGTGCCCATGGATGCGCCTAACTCATATGGGATCATATGTATTTGGTGGTAGTCTTGAAGCGTTAGCAGCCGCTGGTGTTTCTGGCACCGCAGATCCAACAGAAAGATTGAAGTAATTTTTATTGACATAAGGAGTGAAATATAGTATATTAGATATTATTGTTGAGTTAAGAAACGTTTTTCGATACTTTTGAAAGGTTAGTGTATTATGCAAATTACAGAAAATACTCTTGGTGTTCTCAAGAGTTTTACTACTATCAATCCCAGCATCTATGTGAAGTCTGGTAATACAGTTAGAACTATCTCACCACAAAAGACAATCTTAGCGATGGCTGAGATCGATGATTCTTTTGAATCTTCTTTTGGTATCTATGATCTAAATCAATTTCTCGGCACTGTGAGTCTTTTTGAGAAACCAGATTTTGAATTTACAGATCAGAGTGTTACGATTAAGAATGGTGTTTCACATGTTGAATATCGATTCGCTGATCCGAGTATGATTATTCAACCACCTGAAAAGTCTATTGATCTACCCGACGTTGTTGTCGAGTTTGAACTTACTCAGAGTGTTCTACAAAAAACAACACAGGCTGCGAATGTTCTTCAACTGCCAAACTGGTCGGTTGTAGGTGCTGATGGTCAGATCACTATCGTTGTTGGTGATATCAAGAATGCTAGTGGTAACGTATTCCGTTATGTTGTTGGTGAGACTGATAAAGAGTTTGATCTATCGTTCAAGATTGAAAATCTTCGCTTCATGCCAGCAGATTATACTGTTCGCATTTCTTCGAAGGGTATCAGTCACTTCTCTGCTAATGAAGGTAAGTTACAGTACTACATTGCAACGGAGAGCAAATAACGCAACCTTCGTATTACTTTATATTGGTTTAACGTAACAGGAAGGTTACTTTATCATGAGTGATAATTTATTATGGGTCGAATCCCATCGACCAAGTAAGATTGAAGATTGTATTCTTCCATCTGATTTGAAAACTACGTTCTCTGCTATGGTAGAGAAAAACTACGTTCCTAATCTTTTGTTAGCTGGTGGTCCTGGCGTCGGTAAAACTACTGTCGCCAGGGCTATGCTAGAGGAGTGTGGGTTTGATTATATCGTAATCAACGGTTCGTTGAATGGTAACATCGACACACTTCGAGTTGAGATTAAGAACTTTGCTTCAACTGTTTCATTGACAGGTAATCGTAAGTACGTAATCCTTGACGAAGCAGACTATCTCAATCCACAATCGACTCAACCTGCTCTTCGTAACTTTATGGAAGAGTACTCAAAGAACTGTGGATTTGTTCTGACTTGTAACTTCAAGAATCGTATCATTGAACCACTACATTCTCGATGCTCGGTAATTGAGTTCAATATTCCAAACAAACAGAAACCAGAACTTGCCAAACAATTTATGGTTCGTGTAAAAAATATTCTCAAACAAGAGAATGTAGAATACGATATCAAAGTTGTTGGTGAGTTAATTATGAAACACTTTCCTGATTGGCGGCGAGTGTTGAATGAGTTACAACGATATGCATCATCTGGTGTTATCGACTCTGGTATTCTTGTCAATATGAATGAAGATAACTTTCGTGTTCTTATAAATTATCTAAAAGAGCGTAACTTCAAAGAAATGCGAAAGTGGGTTGGTTCAAATGGCGACACTGAACCTACTGCTCTTTATCGTCGGTTATATGATACAGCCAGCGAATATCTAGTAGGTAGTTCGGTTCCGAGACTTGTACTATATATTGCTGACTATTCATACAAGTCTGCTTTCGTCAGCGACGCTGAGATCAATCTAGTAGCCTGTTTAACAGAAATTATGACAGACTGTGAGTTTAAATAAAAAAATATCTGCGACAAATGCAATCTTGTATAAATAGATAAAACAAGGAGGCATTTGATATGAGATTCTGGAACAACGGCAAGATTAACAAAAGAGCAAATACATGTCCTGGTGAAGAATGGGTTTCTGGTAGATTACCTTTCTCGAGAAAACCAACAAGCAATGAGACGAGGAAAAAGATATCTGATAAGCTTAAAGGAAAGGAGCCTTGGAATAAAGGAAAGTCAGATGTCTATAGTGAAGAAACATTATCAAAGATGTCTCTGAAAGCAAAAGAAAGAGGAATGGATCATATTGACAATACTGGCAAAGATCCTTGGAATAAAGGTAAAACTGCTCAATCACATTCAAGCATAAAAAAAGCAAGTGTGAAACAAAAGGGACAAATCAGAACAGGAAATTATTCTAAAGGGCAAAAACACCATAGTTGGAGAGAGGATACTCCAGAGTATCAAAGATATAGACAAAGAGTTAGGGTGATAACTGAAAGAAACTACAAAAAATATAAGGAAGAAATTAATTCAGAAAACTATGAACGTGTAGTAGCTGGAAATGATGGGTATCAGTTAGATCATAAAATATCATGCTATTATGGTTGGGAAAATAATATACCCCCAGAGGTCATAGGTTCAAAGGAAAATCTACAGATGTTGTTCTGGAGAGATAATCTTTCTAAAGGTAAGAAAAATGATATGTCCTGAGTGTGGAAAGACCTTTGAGAATAATGAGGATTTTGTACATCATCTTACTGATTGGGAAAGATTGACAAAACAAGAATTATATGGTAGAATTGTCAATATAGGATTATTGACTAAAAATGAAATAGATGCATGTCTGACTGAAATTATGACAGACTGTGAATTTAAGTAGGAGAATAATATGTCTGAAGAACCAATGGATAAACTAAAAGATTTTGTGACTAAAGAACTTGGTCACAATACAGGTAACTGGGATGATGAACTCATGTTTGTTGATGCTGCAATCAACTCATTAAAAAACATGCAGAAAAACCTTGCAATGTTTCGTCAAGACCATAAAGAGTTACAAGACAATCACGTTGATTTAAAGAAAAGATACATTGAACTAAGAAACATGGTTGCTCAATGGAATAACGATTTCTATGTTCATGTGTATGGAAAACTTCCACCACAACAAAAAAAATCTGAAGACGAATAATGTCAAATATTTTTGATTATGTAAATGCGATAAACTCTGGCAAGAATATTATGTCAGGGACTGATAATGATGAACTAGCTGAGAAAGGATACAATCCATATATCACTAATCGGCAGTTCTCATACTTCCAGGATACGGTTCAAGCAGCGAACGTGATGAACCAATATGCTCATTTGGATAATCGTCTTCAGTTTGATTTTTTTATAAATATTATTAGACCACGAAAGAGATTTACCAAGTGGTCTAAGACCGAGCATTCCGATGACCTGGAGGCAGTCGTACAATATTTTGATTATAGTTATGAAAAAGCAAATATGGTCATGAATATTCTGTCTGAAGAAGACTTGAAAACAATAAAAAGCAGAATAGAAAAAGGTGGAAGAAAATGAGTTTTGATATTAATACATTAGTGGAAGTAAGGTTAAAGCAAGATGATGACTTCCTCAAAGTACGAGAAACCTTAACACGTATCGGTGTAGCATCCAAAAAAGAACACACTCTCTATCAATCGTGCCACATCCTTCACAAACAAGGTCGTTACTATATTGTCCATTTCAAAGAACTCTTCGCATTAGATGGTAAACCATCTAACATGTCTGATACAGATGTTGCAAGGCGCAATACCATTACAAATCTGTTAGCTGAATGGGATCTCGTTGAGATTCTCAATAAAGAACAGACTAGCAATCCAGTATCACCTATCAGTCAGATTAAGGTGCTTCCCTTCAAGGAAAAAGACGAGTGGGAACTGGTTGCCAAATACAATATCGGTAAAAAAAGAACACCGATCTCCTAACCTATTGATTTCAAACAAATCTTTTTTTCATTTTTTTAAAAAAAAACAGTTGACTTATTTCTCATTGTAGGTTATAATCTATATATGATGAGAAATAAGGAGATTGAATAATGAAATGGACTGATCTAAAAGAAGCCCGAGAGTACGAGACGTACAAGGAGTACGTCAAGTCTCGAAAAGACTTTGGTCTTAGTGTTATGCCTATTTCGTTGTTTGAGAAGTTAAAGGAAAAATAAACAAACTTAAAAAAACACTTGACTTTTTTATCAAAATAGGTTAGAATGTAAATATAGTGATTAAAGAGTTTTGTTAACGAGTTTAATCCTCAGTAGCTCAGCGGTAGAGCTGACGGCTGTTAACCGTCCGGTCGGTGGTTCGAATCCATCCTGAGGAGCCAATTTATGCCGAAATAGCTCAATTGGTAGAGCAATCGATTTGTAATCGATAGGTTGAGGGTTCAAGTCCTTCTTTCGGCACCAGATATCCTGAACATGATTTCAAAAGGTTCAATGTTTAAACAACTAAGGTGAAATATACTATGACTAAGACTGAACGACTCCTCGAAGCCTTTAAGAATGGCGAGGAACTAACTAGTAAGCAGATTCAGGCTCGTTTTGGCGTTGGTAATGCTCGTGCGACCGTATCTGCTCTTCGTATGCAGGGTTATGCAATCTATACTAATCCTTCGACGAACAGCAAGGGTGAGACTCGAAACTTCTATCGTCTCGGTAGTCCCTCTCGTGCTGTGGTTGCTGCTGGTTATCGTGCTCTAGCAGCCGCCTAAGATAAAATGGGGCAGGGTTTTCATCATTCTCCTTACATCTCCTTTCCCTGCCCCATTTTTTTCTATTGAAAATGATGTAAGGATTATAAATAAAAATGAGAATGCCATAATGGGTTCTCTTTAAAATCTTAACTTGCTTTAAAGGAGTTAACAATGGTTACTTTTAATACATCCGACATCCGTAAATTTGATCCATTCTTTGTAGGCGCAGATCGTCTATGGAGGCATATTGATGATCTTCATCGTATGGCTGAAACGCCAGTAACAAATTACCCACCCTATAATATCTGTAAGATTGATGATGAACATTACACGGTTGAAATGGCTGTGGCTGGGTTCACTGAAAAGGATCTTGACCTGACACTAGAAGATGGAAAACTCACAGTAGTAGGTAACATCGAACAGGAAACAGATGATAGGAAAATCCTTCATAAAGGAATTGCTAACCGCTCGTTCAAAAGAGAGTTCACCCTTGCGGACACTATTGAAATCGCTGGGGCAAACCTCGAACACGGCATGCTCACAATCGCACTCAAGAACGTCGTCCCCGATCACAAGAAGCCTAAGAAAATTGAGGTTACGACCGGAGGTACACTCATTGACCACAAAGAACCCCAACTCCTAACCGAGTAGGTAAACTTGAGAGGGGAGACTTCGGTCTCCCCTTTTTTTCTATTGACTTTTATCATTGGCGAATATATAATACAGTATGACTTCATTTTATACAAACGTAATGCGTTATGGTAACTCTATCCTCTATGTTGGATATGAGAACGGTAGACGTGTCGTAACATCAAATAAGTTCGAACCAACTCTGTTCGTGCCCGTGCGCGAGGAGTCACCATACAAAACTCTGGATGGTCTCAACATGTCGCCAGTAAATCCTGGCACGATGTCTGAATGTAAAAAATATATCGAACGTAACAAGGCTGATAACTTTCAGGTGTATGGCAACACGAACTACGTAGCACAGTTTATCAATCAGATGTTTCCGAATGGGTGTGAGTTTGATCGTGATGCACTCAATGTTACATTCATTGATATCGAAGTTCAATCTGATCAGGGATTCCCAAAACCTGAAGACGCACATTATCCTGTCACAGCAATCACACTCAAGAATAATGTAGACGATATTTATCATACTTGGGGTACAGGCGAATATGATTCGTCTAAGTGTATTGTAGATGATATCAAGGTAGATTACGTTCAGTGTAAAGACGAGCATAATCTGCTACATAAGTTTCTTACATACTGGCAGAAGAACTATCCTGATATCATTACAGGTTGGAACTCTGAAGGATTCGATATTCCATATCTAATCAATCGTGTTACAAGATTATTCGGCGAAGAAGATACGAAACGTTTTTCTATTCATCGTCTTACACCAAGTATGAGAACAGATAAGTATACCAATCAAATCTTTTTTGAGATTGCTGGTATGTCTCATCTCGATTACATGCGATTGTTCAAGAAGTTTACGTATGTAAGTCAAGAGTCATATTCATTGAATCATATTGCGAATGTGATTCTTGGTGAGAAGAAACTCGACTACTCTGAATATTCTTCTCTGTTTGACTTGTATGAAAAAGATCACCAGAAGTTTATTGACTACAATATCAAAGATACACAACTCGTTGAACGTCTAGACGATAAGTTGGGTTTGATTTCTCTTTGTATGACTCTGGCGCATAAAGCAAATGTTAACTATGAGGTAGCATTCGGTTCAACACAGATTTGGGATACGTTTATCTACAATCTTCTTGTCAAAGATAATATCGTTCTTACACCACAGAAACCTGTTGTGAATGATAGAAGCATTGAAGGCGCATATGTAAAAGAACCTAAGAAGGGCATGAATGACTGGGTTGTTTCGTTTGACCTCAACTCTCTGTATCCTCATTTGATTATGCAATATAATATGTCGCCTGAGACAATCGTCAATCATGTTGTCCCTGGTGCAAATGTTGATAGCATGCTTAGAAAATCTAAACTAGATATCCCGAATGGTTGTTGTGTAACTCCAACTGGTCAAGTGTTCTCAAATCAGAAACAAGGATTGTTTCCACGCATCGTTCATGAGATGTATGCTGGTCGTGCCAAGACAAAGAAAAATATGCTGGCGTTAAAACAGCAACTTGAAGATAGCGATAAGTCAGATAAGTTTGCTAAGTATCAGTTAGAGAAACAAATCGTTCAGGCTGATAACGAACAGATGGCAATCAAGATTCTTATGAACTCTCTTTACGGTGCACTGTCAAATAAACACTTCCGCTACTATGATATTCGTATTGCTGAAGCCATTACGATATCTGGTCAACTCTCTATTCGCTGGGCGGAACGAACAGTCAATCAATATATTCAAAATCTTATGAAAACAAAAGACGACTACATTCTGATGATTGATACCGACAGTATCTATGTTAATCTTGGACCGTTTGTAAAAAAAGTCGTTGATGGTGATAACAACAAGATATGTTCTTTCTTAGATAAAGTCGCAGCAACAAAGATTGAACCGTTGCTTGAAAAATCATATGAAGAACTGCGTAAGTATACAAATGCGTTTGAACAGCGTATGTTTATGAAGCGAGAGATTATTGCCAGTAAAATGATTATCACTGGTAAGAAACGATACATTGCGAATGTGCTCAACAGTGAAGGTGTTCAGTACGCAAAGCCAAAGATGAAGATTACTGGCATCGAGTCGGTTCGTTCATCTACTCCACAGGTTTGTCGTAAGTTGATTGAGAAAACACTTGATGTGATTATCAATCAAGACGAAGCAGCAGTTCAAAAGTTTATTGCCGATGCTCGGAATGCGTTTTGCAATTTACCACCTGAAGACGTTGCATTTCCTCGTGGTGTTTCTGATATATCAAAATACGCTGAAGATGGTGGATATGCTAAGGGTACACCGATTCACGTCCGAGCATCGATTCTTTATAATCAAACTATAATAAATAATAAACTAGAAAGATATCGCCAGATAGGAGACGGTGATAAGATCAAGTTCTCCTATTTGAAAATGCCAAATCCAATCAAGGAAAATGTTTTTGCGTTTCCTGATATTTTACCTCCTGAGTTGGATTTGAAAAGATATATAGATTACGATATGCAGTTCGATAAATCATATGTTGAACCGATGAAAAATATTCTTGAGGCGATTGGTTGGAACGTAGAGAAACAGAATACATTGGAGTCCTTCTTTGGCTGAGATACCTGCAGAATACGCATCGATAGATTACGGATTTAGTGCTGTAGATGAAGCAACATTTCTTGCGAATCAAGATACTGCTGAAAGCACACCACCTGCTATCGACGAAAACGATCTAACAAGAGTTGTACTTAACGCTCTTGTTCCACTCGAAGACAAACTCGATTTAGTTTTACAAAGAAAACAAGTCGAGGAATCTGATGACGTTCAATATGCTATCGCACAAGCACAAGAAGAGGTGCGCGGTAAAGTAACTGAGTTAGAAAAACTTGTTATGCCATTGCTTGTAAACTTATTGAAGACGGCTGAGAAAGAATATATCTATTGGCCAAACCGTCAAACACAAGTGCAGTCAACGATTGATAAAGTTTTGGCTATCACACGAGCATAACAATGTTCTTTTCGATTCTTACTCTTATAGTTGCTCTTGCAATATCTGGTGTTGCTGCTTGGTACAGCATCGTTGGATTGATGGCAATCTTTTCTGCAGCAGCAGTATCGATTGCTATTATGGGTGGTGTTCTTGAAATAGGAAAACTTGTTACCGCATCTTGGTTATATCGTAACTGGCGAACAGCACCCAAAATACTTAGTGGTTATCTTACAGCATCAGTTATTGTATTGATGTTCATTACATCGATGGGAATCTATGGATTCTTATCAAAGGCACATATCGATCAAATGGTTGTCACAGGCGACAACTCCTTGGAAATTTCAATTATCGAATCTCGTATTCAAAGAGAACAAAGGGTAATAGATGATGCCAACAAAGTTATCTCGCAACTCGATACGGCGGTCCAAACGCTTACAGAGTATGACCGTATCCGTGGAGAAGATGGAGCAATTGCCGTACGAAAGTCGCAAAAAGTTGAACGAGATGAACTACGAGGAATCATTGATACATCATCAGAGAATATATCCAAATTCAGAATGGAAAAAGTTAGATTGGAAAAAATCCAACTAGCATTTGAAGCGGAAGTTGGGCCAATTAAATATATCGCTGCTCTGTTCGTAGATGATCCAAAAACAATTTTAGAAGATGCGGTGAGATGGGTAATTATTACCATCGTGTTCGTATTTGATCCTCTTGCCGTGCTCCTTCTTATTGCCGCTAATATCGGACTACATAAACCAAAACCTTTACAGAAAGCAGTCAACGTCGATGATAACTGGAACGATGTTTTTGTAGAAGAGAAAGAAGAATTTACATTTGAGATTCCAGATGAGATAGTTCAACAGCCAGAAAATACTGTTGAGATCATCGATAAACTAAAAAACAGCGGCGGTCCAGAAGGTCGTCGTTATAGGAAAAATACGTAAAAATCTATTTACATTTGAATGGATTTGAAGTATAATAATTTCTATGTTAGATATTCATACAATTATCGGGTCTGTTCTCGGTATTATACTTATCTTCTGTATACCAATTTTTATATATGGTTTATTTTGGATTGTTGGTATGATTAAAAGATCAAAAATAACAATGATGATATTCATTGTGTCTTTGTATATTGGTATTGCTTTTATTTTTTAACTGAGGTGAATATATGTCTGTACTTGAGAAATTGAAAAAGAATTCTACAATTAAAATGACCGATGTGATTACTGAATCAAAAGTGTTCGGTAAAAAAGATATGGCACCAACTCCTGTGCCAATGATTAATGTGGCATTGTCTGGTCGCATTGATGGTGGATTAGTTCCAGGAATGCTTATGCTTGCTGGTCCATCAAAACATTTCAAGTCAGCATTTGCTCTACTCATGGCAGCAGCCTATCAAAAGAAATATGAAGATGCTGTAATTCTGTTCTATGACTCTGAGTTCGGTACTCCTCAAGAATACTTCGAGTCATTTGGCATCGATATGGAACGTGTTATTCATACACCGATTACTGATATTGAAGAACTCAAGTTTGATATCACTAATCAGTTAAAAGAACTTGAGAAAGGCGACCACGTTTGTATCGTTATCGACTCTGTTGGTAATCTTGCTTCAAAGAAAGAAGTTGAAGATGCTTTGAATGAGAAATCGGTCGCTGATATGTCTCGTGCGAAACAGATGAAGTCTCTGTTCCGTATCGTAACACCACATCTCAATCTCAAGGACATTCCTATGGTTGTTGTCAATCATACATATAAAGAGATTGGTATGTTTCCAAAAGATATTGTGTCTGGTGGTACAGGCGCATATTATTCCAGTGATGCTATTTGGATCGTTGGTCGTCAACAAGAAAAAGACGGGCAAGAGATTAAAGGTTATCACTTCGTAATCAATATTGAAAAGTCTCGCCATGTTCGTGAGAAGTCCAAGATTCCAATCACTGTCACATTTGAAGGTGGTATCAGTAAATGGTCTGGTCTACTTGATGTAGCAGAACAGGGTGGATATGTTCGTAAACCTAAAATGGGTTGGTATGAAGCAGTTGATCCAGAAACTGGTGAAGTTCTATCTGAAAAAATGTATAGAGCAAAAGAGATCATAGACAATAAAGATTTCTGGATGATGATGTTTGAAAAAACAAACCTTCAAGATCATATCCATCAAAAGTATAGTATGGCAAATGGTTCAATCTTACAGGATGAACAAGATGTATGAAGTTCTATTCGATGAAGGTAATACTAGTGAAGTTGCCAAAATTAGATTGACAAAAGGTAAGTTTAAAGATATAATCTATAAGTATGGCGCTGTTCGTTTTCTTGAAGACGATGGCGATGATGCTATTCTACAATTTGATTATGATATTGTAGAAACTCCTGGTGGATTAGATACTGATAATTTATCTGAACAAGATCAAAAAGATTTTGAAAATACTCTTGGCGACATTCTTACTGAATTGATTACGGAGGCTGCTGACTATAATGAGAATCGAACAAACGATACTGACAAATCTGATCTACAACGAGGATTACACAAGACAAGTAATTCCGTTTCTAAAGACTGAGTATTTTGAAGATCAGACAGAAAAGTATCTGTTTACCGAAATTCAAGAGTTTCTAAACAAATATAATAATCTACCGACCAAAGAAACTCTACTTATCGAACTTGATAAGAGAACACATATACCCGAAAAGGTATATGCTGATATCGTTGAGTATGTTGATGGTATTCTTTTTGAAAAGAAAGAACCTCAATGGTTGCTTGATAATACTGAGAAGTTCTGTTCTGATCGTGCCGTCTACAATGCTATCATGGATTCTATTCAGATCATTGATGGTAAGTCAAAGAATGATCTTGGTTCAATACCTCAACTACTTTCAGATGCACTTGCTGTATCGTTTGACTCATATATCGGGCATGATTTCTTAGAAAACTTTGAAGAGCGATATGAGTTTTATAATAAGAAAGAAGATAAGATTCCTTTTGATCTTGATTATATGAATAAGATTACAAAGGGTGGATTACCGAAGAAGACTCTCAACGTGATTCTTGCTGGCACTGGTGTCGGAAAATCTCTTGCAATGTGTCATATGGCAGCAGCAAATCTTCTTGATGGTAAGAACGTTTTGTATATCACTCTTGAGATGGCAGAAGAAAGAATCGCTGAACGTATCGATTCGAATCTACTGAATATACCTCTTGAGGAGATCGTAGGATTTCCGAAGAAACTATATGATGATAAGATCAATCGCCTGAAGATGAAGACGAGTGGCAAGTTAATCATCAAGGAATATCCTACTGCTACTGTCGGGTCAAATCATTTCCGCCATCTGATTCGTGAACTGTATCAGAAGAAAAACTTCAAAGCAGATATCGTGTATATCGATTATATCAATCTGTGTACATCTAGCCGATTAAAGTTTGGCGCAAATGTAAACAGTTATTCATATATTAAGGCTGTTGCTGAAGAACTTCGTGGTCTTGCTGTTGAAAAAAATATTCCTATCGTAAGCGCAACTCAAACAACTCGTACTGGGTTTTCCAACTCTGATCCTGGTCTTGAAGATACATCTGAGTCATTTGCTCTACCTGCAACCGTAGACTTCATGATTGCTCTTGTATCATCTGAAGACTTAGAAGCACGTAGTCAGATTATGGTAAAGCAGTTGAAAAATCGTTACAATGACCCAACACAATATCGTAGATTTGTGATTGGCGTTGATCGTGCTAAGATGCGTCTGTATAATACAGAGCAAGATGCTCAAGATGGTATTATGGATGACAAACCTGTTATGGACAACACCACATACGGTGAACGCCATGATGAGGAAGAGAAGATGAAATGGATGACCAAAAAGGCTGGTCGGCGCGATTTTGACAAGTTATTTACATAGGAGACGATATAATGTACGAGATTCGCAAAGCAGGTAAACAGTTCCGCATCTATGACCGAAATACAAAACGGTATGTAGGTTATACGAGAAACAGTCTACGAGCAGAGGAGATTCTTTACAATCTCCAAAACGCAGGATTTGAGGGTGAAATTCCTTCTTTTATGCTCGACCGAGAAGGGTATGGTATCAATTTTGACGTAAGTTATTGATATCAAACAAAACTTTTTTTGAAAAAAATGTTGTTTTTTTGTTGACTTATTTATCAAAATAAGTTATTATATACTTATGATGATTGATAAGGAGATTGAGATGACTAAAGAAGTTTCAGTAGCGGAGATCCTGGACATGGATGACATGGTGGTTTCCACTCAGGGTTATACCCGCAAGCAGTTGAGCGATGCTTTTGATACTATCGCCGATCCTTCGAACTGGAAGATGCCGATTACTGCTATCGTCAAATTGGATGAACTGGATGTTCACAACGAAGCATGTATCTTCTTCACTGGTGCTCCTCTCACCGTTGAGTACATTCAAGGAAATCGTGCTGCGGTTTCGTCTCCTGGTTACTATGAAACGATTGGAGCGTAAGATAATGAGAGATGAAATCGCGATGAGTGTTAGACTGCGTACTGCATATTCAAAAGGTGTCTATGATATGTTGTGTGATCATGGTACCGGGTCAAAATCGCCGTATCGTTCTGGCACGATGATGAATGAATCATGGCGATGTGGTCATATAGACGCTGGATACTGGGGTATCGATAGCGTAGATTATTCTCTACTAACTAAGAAGATGACTAAACATCTTTTAGACTCTGGACTCTATGATTGGGATGACGAATAATGATGACTCGTGTAATAGAATTCTTTTCCTTGCTTTCCATGTTCGCCGCTGGCTACTTCGCATTGCTGATGTTCTAAATGAAAGCACTGAAACACATCGGACAGATTGGAGGTTAGGATGAACGAAATCTATATTGAGAATGGACCGAAGAAGTATCGTGATCTGACAGAACGAGTGATTGAGTTCTGTCTAAAGAAGATGCTTCCTCGCCATCGTACTATCAACATCTGGGTTGAGTTTGAGAAAATGCCTGATTGGGGCAATTGCCACGAGGGTGAGGACGACCATGATATCTATATCTCACTCAACCGTAAGATGCTCAGGAGCAAAAAAACTGACGATTTGATTGACACGATCTGTCATGAGATGATACACTGTAAGCAGATCGTTCGCCGAGAGCTAATCGATCAGTTCGATCCATATCGTCATAAGTGGTTATGCCGCGATGGTAAGTATCGTGCGTATGATGGTCTTCCCTATGAATCTAAACCTTGGGAAGTAGAAGCCTATCGTGACTCATGGAAACTAGCAAAGGAGTTTATTGAAAATGACCGAGTTTGAAGAAGCAATCCGTGAACGTGCCTTACTGTGGTGGGGTGACAATACCTTTGCTCCTAAGACTGAGCAAGAGATCATAGAGAATTTTTGGGCATGGTATTTTGAGGGTATAAATGGCTTTGACGTATCACCGCGACCGTCGTATCATTAATAATCTGTTTCGTTTAGCTCAAGACATAGAGCCGATCAAGTCTTCGAGACTTGCGGCTTGTCTTGTTTTAAAAAATAATATTATTGGATTTGGTTTCAGTCAGATGAAGTCGCATCCGTTTCAAGCAGAGTTTGCTAAGAACGAGGATGCGATATACCTTCATGCCGAGACCGATGCTATTAAGAACGCACTGAAGCGAGTCAGTCAAGATGACATAGCTCGTTCTACGTTGTATATCGCTCGTGCAAAAATGCATGTGGAGACGAAAAAATGGATATATGGTCTTTCTAAACCATGCCCTGGTTGTGCTCGTGCTATCGCTACATTCGGTATTGAAAAAGTGGTTTACACAACAGACGATGGAGATTATAAATATATGTAAAGCGGAGATGGGGAATTCTAATGGCCAAATTTAATAGAGGCGATGTTTCTGAAGGCATTTTAGCAGCGGCAATGACTGCTAGATTTTTATCAAAAACAAAAAGAATACAGTTTAATGATGTAATTAATGTTGTTAAAAAATTAAAACCGCCGGTCAAAGAAACCAGTGGGTTAACTTCTTTAACTGAGTTTGATTCGCCAAACGCAAATCCAAAAATATTAGATACGGTTATATGTAAAGTAAATTTAGCAGAAGTTAATATCCGAGCATTCTTAGATACTTCAATTTACTCTCAAAGAGATGTTGTAGAACTAGTTAATGCATCTATTGCATATTCAAATAGCGTAAATGTTATGGAATGGGCAGATATGATGTACAACAACAATCAAAAAAATGTTATAGAAATTAAATCAGAAGGTCTTTTAGACCAAACTGGAACAAAAGTTGATTTGTATCTTATAATTGATGGGAAACAAGCAGGTGTTGGAATTAGTTTAAAAGCTCAGGACGTGAAACAATTTGGCCAAGTGGGTGGAAGTTCTTTTGCTTCTATGAAATCTCTTTTTGAACCATTAGGTGTAAAATTTTCAAATAATATTGAGACAAAATATAATAAGTTATTAAGCGAAGAAAAAAACGTAGCTGGCGCATTAATTGTTGCTTATAAAGAAGCAAACAAACAAATATCGTCTTTGCCGCAAGAAACTTTAAAAAAAAATATTGCTAATTTTATGAAGTATCATGCTACAAGAAATGAACCAGATGTTGCATTAGTACAACTTAACAAAAGCGAAAGCACTATATATAAGTTTGAAAATATAAAGAATAAATTAACTGGGGTGAAATTAGGAACAGTATATACTGAAGGTTCTACGAATGTTATTTCTGGTGCAAAAATACCAAAAATACAAATAATAGAAACTACGTCAAATAAAAAAAATGCTTTATTAGAATTAAGAGTAAAGTTAGAGGGGAATCGAGTCAACAGTAAAGGGCAAAAAATAGGTCTTACAGTAAGAAATTATGTAGAAAAAGGTAAAATGGCAACAACATTATTAGCAGAAAAATTTAAATAATGATAACTCTCAAATCATTCATCGTCGAAGAAAAGAACACCCACATGCAGCATGTGGAAGAATTAATGTTCCTTGGTGGTGTCGATGGTACACGTCAAGCGATTAACTTTCTGCGTGACCTTCGTGACATGCTCAAGGGCAATGCCACTTCTGCTGTTGATATTACAGTCAAGTGGGATGGTGCTCCTGCTATCTTCGCTGGTGTTGATCCTGCAGACGGTAAGTTCTTTGTTGCAAAGAAAGGTTTGTTTGCCAAGACGCCTAAGATGTATAAGACGAATGCTGATATCAAAGCAGAACTATCTGGTGAACTTGCTAAGAAGTTTACAATCGCTCTTGCTGAGTTCTCTAAACTCGGTATCAAATCTGGTGTGTATCAAGGCGATATGATGTTCACGAAGGGTGACGTGAAGGTTGAGACGATTCAGGGGCAGAAGTATTACACGTTCCAACCCAACACAATCGTTTATGCGATTCCTGTCAATACAGCTCTTGGTAAACAGATTGCAAAAGCGAAGATTGGTGTTGTCTGGCATACGACATATACAGGCAAAACGATTCAGAACATGTCTGCTTCGTTTGGTAAGGGTATTGTCGGTAAGTTTAAGAAGTCTCCTACAATCTGGATGGATGATGCTACATATCGTGATATCTCTGGTAAGGCTCTATTCTCACCGAAAGAGTCAGACCAGTTTGATACGATGTTATCAGGTGCTGGTAAACTATTTCAAAAGATGGATGGTGATGCATTCCGTGCAATCACTGGAGACACAGACCTACGCCAAAAAGTAATGACGTTTGTCAATACCTATGTTCGTGGAAGCAAGCAGTTTCCTGCATCTGATAAGATGGCAAAAGAACTTGTGATGTATCTCAACGATTGGTATCAAAAAGAAATCGATAAGAAAAAATCCGAAAAGGGCAAAGCCGAATGGACTACCAAGCGTAATGATATGGTCAATAAAGTTGCTATGCATAAGGATCAGTTAGAGGCAATGTTTGGTCTTATGAAGATTCTTGTTGAACTCAAGGGTATGGTAATCGCTCAGTTTGATAAGACACAAGAGATCGATACGTTGCTAAGAACAGCAAAGGGATTCCAGGTTACACGCCAGGAAGGTTTCGTTGCAATAGATAAGTTAGCAGGTGGTGCAGTTAAGTTGGTTGACCGTCTTGAGTTCAGTCGCGCTAACTTCAGTCCAGAAATTATCAAAGGTTGGCAAAAATAAAGTTTTTTATAAATAATAAAAATAGTTCAATCCGTTAAGTCCAAGGAAAACACGGTATGACAAAAGCAGTCGTTACGTGGGGAAGATTGAATCCCCTCACAATCGGTCACCAAAAGTTGGTTGACAAGGTCAAAGCAGAAGCGAAGAAACGTGGTGCAACACCACATGTCTATCTTTCGCATTCGCAAGACGCCAAAAAGAATCCTCTCGATTATAACACAAAAATTCGTTATGCTCGAAAAGCATTCGGACCAAGTGTTACTAAATCTACAGCACGTACAATCATTGAAGTGATGAAAGAACTTGAGACTATGAAGCACTCTGAAGTTGTGCTTGTAGTCGGTTCAGATCGTGTTCAAGAGTTCAAGACTCTCCTCAACAAATACAACGGTAAAGAATTTACATTCGATAAAATCGATGTCGTCTCAGCGGGCGACAGGGATCCGGATTCGGATGATGTTTCTGGTATGTCTGCATCAAAGATGAGAGCAGCAGCACAGGCTGGAGAACAGTCTGCATTTGAAGGTGGATTGCCGGGGACACTAAGTAAAAGAGATAAGACAATCATTTACAATAGGATACGAAAAGTTATGGGTGTATCAGAATCAATTGAAATCGATGATGAAGAATTTGAGTTTACAGATCAGGAACTCGACGCATTTATTCAAATGACAGACTTAGAATCTCTTGATGAAGATATCGATATCAATGAAGAGTTTGAAGAAGTATTCGATCAGTTAGATGAAAGAGGACCATTGAATATCTCTCAACGTATGGCTATTGGTCGGCGTATGAAGAGACTTGCTCCACGGATGAAACGTCAAAGAGAGATTCGTAAGAAAAGAATGGCTGATAAACCACGTCTTGAGAAGAGATCGAGAAAAGCAGCGATTAAACTTCTACGCAAACGGTTTGCTGGAAAGCAAGGTCAGAACTACGCTTCTTTATCTCCTGGCGCTAAAATGTCGGTTGATCGTATCATTCAAAAGAAAATGGCAATGGTTGGAAAGATTAGTAAGAGACTGTTGCCAAAGATTCGTAAAGCTGAGATGGAAAGATTGAAGAAAGCAAGGAGTGGTCCACAAAAAGAATCGATTGATGCTCGGTTTGAATCTATGCTTTCTGAGTCTACACAAGCACCGATTCAAAGGATTTGGGAAGAAGAGGAGGACGAAGGTACAAATAGCAAACTCGTTACAATGTTGCGTCAAGCATTCCGTGATCCTGTAGAACGTATGCTTGTCATTCGTGCATTGAAGGGTGGGTCTAAGTCACTTCAGAATCCAAAACTACGACCATTTATTCTTAAACTATTGAATCGTCTTCTTGATGCGACACAAGATGATCCATCTATGTTTGCTAAGATGCGGGATAAACTTCGTCGCATGTCGCAGGCTGATGAGAAAGAAACCAACGAGTCTTTCAAGGCATTTACGAGTCTCAAAAAGAAATCTGATATGACAGGTATTCCTCTTGATGTTATTCTTGAAGTGTTTGAAAGAGAGGATAATCCTGATCTTGGATTCAATCGTGTCAACTCATTTATCAATGGTGGTAAGGCATGGGAACTTGATTCTGATCTAGCAGAAAAGGTAAAAGAACCAACAGGTAAACTCAAAGATGCTTGTTGGGCAGGATATACTGCTGTCGGTACCAAAAAGAAAAACGGCAAGACGGTTCCTAACTGTGTGCCAAAAGAAGAAGTTGAAACAAACGAAGCAAAGTCTCCATTACAGAGACTAAAAGATTTTGATAAGACTCGTGCTGCGGTTGGTAAGAAACCAATCTTCAAAGATAATGAAAAGAAGAAACCAGAGGTTAAAGAACAACAAGCTGAAAAAGCAGCAAAGGCTCGTATCGCAAGAGAGAAAGAAGCCGATAAAGCAAAGCATGATCGTATGTTAGATATGGCTCGTACTCGCGATACACAAACAAAGAACAGACAGTCAATGAGAAAAGAATCGATTGACAAGACGTTTGAAAGTTTTTTAGTAGAAAAGGTCAATCAGACACAGATTGATCAATTAGAAAAATTTGCTGACCGTATCCTACAAAAGTATGATATCGATATTGAGTTTACAAAACATTTTGTAGATAGACTCAATGACCCACGAAACAATCCTGAAATAAAAGTCGCTGAACTTCAGAAGTTTTTTAAGAAGATTGAACGCAAGAAGGGTAAAAGCATCAAACAAAATGCTGATACAGAAGTAGTATTGAAAGACTTGACTACCAATCTTAATCTACCCGTCGTTATTAATTACAAAAACGGTAAGTTTGAAGTTGTTAATAAAACAATTATGCGTAAGAAAGATTTCAAATCTCCGGATAAAATAATTCAATATGAAGAAGTTTTAGAAGAGGGTGTTAATGACCCTGCTATTTTCAAAGCAGTGTTTCTTGCTGGTGGACCAGGTTCTGGTAAATCATTCGTAGTGAAAAAAACAGGTCTTGCTTCGATGGGATTTGTCGTTATTAACTCTGATGACGCATTTGAAAGAGCATTGAAGAAGGCTGGTCTTTCTACAACACCAGAAGATATATTCTCTGTACAAGGTCAAGAAATTCGTGGCGGTGCAAAGACACTTACTGCAAAGAGACAAGAAACTGTTCTCAAGGGCAGACTTGGTGTTGTTGTTGACGGCACAGGGCGTGACTACGATAAGATTCAAAAGCAAGCGCAAATTCTTAAAGACATTGGTTATGATGTTGGAATGATTTTTGTCAACACAAACATGGAAACTGCTCTTGAAAGAAATCGTCAAAGAGAAAGAACATTGCCTGATGATACAGTAGAAAAGATGTGGAAAGACGTACAAAAGAATATGGGTAAGTTCCAACGATTCTTCGGTCAAAACTTCCAGATTGTTGATAACTCCATTGATTCTAATTTTAAAATCGAAATTCAATCTGCTTTTAAAATGATGAGCAAGTTTGCAAAAAAATCAATCATAAATCCAAAAGCAAAGAAATGGATTGAACAGGAGAAGAAAAAAAGAGGAATCAACGAATCATTTGAAATTTTTTTAGAAGATGAACATGAAAACTGTGGTACACCGGATTGTTGTGGTCAATGCCCAACTGCTAACACAGTTTCCGAATCACTAACCGAGGGATTTACTGCAGGTATTTCTGACACAATGTTTGCTACTGAGTTTGCTCAGAATCAAGTACAAGGTTCATTTGCTTATCATCCATCAGTCACTGAAGCTGGTGGTGCTGGTGAAGAAGGTACTACTAAACTGAAGAAGAAATATCAAGACGATACTCCAGGTCAAACTTGTGAAGAAGACGATTGGGGTTGTTGGTGTTCTGAAGAAAATCTTTTAGAATCAGAAATACAAGAAGCTGAGTATCAAGGCA